GAGCACCGCCAGAAAGCTGAAACAGTCTAAGACCTTCCGACTCGCTTGCGCTATTCTACGCCGGTCGTAGCACCACCCTTCCCATTTTGCGAGAGATTACACATGGTCTGACAATACCTGTGTATGCAGCACAGACGGAGTTGAACCCATGTCTTCCTCGTCAGAGGACGTACTAAACCGCTATACTACCGTGCCGCTATTGGGACATCTTGGACTTGAACCAAGGACCAATGGATTATGAGTCCACTGCTCTAACCACTGAGCTAATGTCCCAAATACCAGACCCAAGGTTATGAACCCTGCATAGCTTTCCGAAGTCTGGTAGGCTCACCTAGAAATACCTAGGACTATTGCCGTTTATCATTTTCTCGCACTGTGTATTCTTCTTTAGTTATTTCAACCATATTGCCGTTTTTCTCTCCGTAATAGCGGTTGATTGCAACTTTCTCTCCTTTAGGAGTAACACAATACAAAACAACTTCGGTATTATAGTCTCCTTCGTCACCATCAAAACCTTTTGCAACGAACGATTTCGTGTATACCTTGTACCTTCCGTTTTCAGGATAGTACGGCATAGTAATCGGAAACATCTCGCTTACGATTTTGGAAACAAGACCGCCTGAATATCCATAGCCTTTCTCATCAATTCCGACATAGCGGGAATTATCACTATATGACACAGAACCATTTTTATTCACAGTCTTGAACAGTGAATGAAGTCTGTTACACTGATACACGGTTTCATCGCTTTTATCCGAAAAACCCTTAATCTCATTCCAAACATCTTCAGTGTCCTCTATCGGTGTAAGAGGTCTTTCATTCAAAAGCCTTTCAAGGATGTTTCTTGTTATTGCAAAAGAAGCACCACTATGACCGTCTTCCATAAGTGACTTGTACGCTTTCAACGCACTCTGATAGCAGCTACAGCCGTAATCAAAATCCTCTCCGTTCCAGTCAGGATTTTCCTTATTGCAGGCAATCTTTACCTCATTTTCAGCCCATTCAGTCATTGACATTTTATTTTCTCCATTCAATCTCTTTCTTTGTCAATGTGTCCTGGCAGGAGTTGAACCTGCTAAACTTGGAGTTTACCGATTCCCTACAGGACACGGTGGACATACAGCTTTCCTTTACTCTGCTACGCCGCACGCCCGTCGCAGAACCCAGCATGTTGCACTACGATATTCCTCAAAACTACTGGCAAATGGAATAAAGCTAGTTTATGGCACTGTCGAGCCTTTAAGAGTAACACGAATAACCACTAGAGTTTTGGAAGGAGTTTTTATCTAAAGGTACTTTACTCATGCTACTCTTAAAGTACACTACTTACGTAGTGTACAGTGCTACTAGAATGTAGCGTCGCCTTCTGTTACTGTGTTATCTACATCTGCTTGCTGTTTTGTAGAAAGCAGCTGTATGTTCATAACAGATAGAACAAGGTCTGTATGCAACTGACCATCTTGCTTGCCTTCCCATTGGTTAACTGTCAGTTCACCTGAGCAGGCAATCTGCGAACCTTTGGTAAGGTAAGGTGCAATGCCAGCACTCTTAGTACTCCACTGCTGTACCTTCACCCAGGTAGTCTTTTTGTAGTCGCCATAACCTGTGTTAACAGCTACAGAACATTCAAGTAATGTCTTACCTGACGGAAGTGTTTTCAGTTCAGCGTCTCTTGCTAAACGGCCTGTGATTGACCAGGTATTCAAATCAGCCACGACGACCTCCTTGGTTAGCTAACCAATACTTCTGCTCTTTTGTAGCGGTGTGTTCTTTAAGGGCTTTCTGATAAGAAGCTCTATGCCGCAGCTCTCTGTGTCTTGCCTGTTTACTTGTCTGTGCCACTCTGCTTCTCCAGATAATGTAAGAACATAAGATTACATGCAGCATGTGCGAGATGACTTATACCTGAGTCAGGGTCAGTCTTCTCGCCTTTACGCCAAGCGGCAATGTGACGACGAAGAGCAGCATAATATCTTTCTGTTGCGTCTTCGACCTTCTGCCAGTTATTGGCGCCATACGTTTCAGCGCCAACTGTAAGAACAGCTGCTACATCTTCTTCAAACTCAGGCAGAACTAAATCAAACCGTAGTTTACCTTCATCGTTCTTTTTACCAGTCTCTGCTGCAGGAACAGCAGCAGCAGAGTTATTGTATCTCTGCTGCTGCATCATTATTCAGTCACCTCGTCATCAGCTGCGATAGCAAGCATAGACTTCTGTGCGTTCTGCAGCTCGGGCTTCACGTAGTCCAAGAACAGGTCTTTTCCAGTAAGAATATCTTTGCTCACTTTTGTGAACTTCGCAATCATCTCTTTCGGGTTCTGCGGGTTCGGAACAAGTTCAGCCTGCAGGTTCCAAGAAAATGCAAAGATAGGTGCAGGAGCACCGTTCGGCAAACGCTGTGCTTTTACCTGTGTATTCCATGCTTTACAAGCGCGCATGCTACCAACAGTCGGGTTGAAATACAGTACACCTTCTTCAGGATAGTCAGGCAGGATAACTGCATACATGTACAGTTCCTGAATCTCATAGCCTGTTTTCGGGTTAAACATACGTGGATAACCGCGCTGACCAGCCGGCGGATTGCGCAAATCAACTTCAATGCTGTTTGGTTCATAACGGCCTACTGTTGCATAAGGTGCAACATTCTGGCGCTCTGACCAAATTGTACGGAAAGCCAATGGAACAACACGAACTGAAGAACCAAAATTCGTACCTGTCGCTGAGTTACGCCATGTACCAGCATCGCCTTCATTTACATCACCTGCTGAACCAGGCTGTACCAATGAAAGGTAAGATGTTGACATTTCGTTGGTTGTGATACTTTCTGTACCTGCACCTACGTACTCGCCCATGTAATCCATTGCTGCCGCAATGTCTTTATCCTGTGCCGCTGCATTAGCGGTTGCAACTGTAGTATTCATATACTACCTCCAAATAATTTATGTAAACATTATAGTATAAAAACTATAATATTTATTTTTACTATATAGCATGTGTCAGTTTCATATGCACTGACTTAGGTAAATCAGCATGACGTAAAGCAAGCAGTTCATCAATTGTGAAATAAATCCACTTACCAAGCTGCTGTGTACCTCTTAATATATCAGTTGGAACGAATGCAATCAGCTGTCCACTGTGATATGTAGATGGCAGATTACTTTTTTGTATACATGTAAACTCTTCTATCTCCAGGTGTTTACATACACGTTCTACCATCTTATTAGCACCACCTTTTATACCCTGCAGCTGTAAATAAGCAACAGGTACAAAAGGAAACACTTGTATGTGTTTTATCGGTGAACGAACTGGTGTGTTGGTAACACGGTACATAAGACCAGGCTGCTCACTGTCAATTTGAAATACACCAGTACCTGTCACCTGTACAGTTGCTATGTTGTTCCAGAACTTACGCACATCAGGTATGTATGGTGATAGTTTGGTTACTAATGTATACTCCCAAATCGGGTCATCAAAGCTACTTTCCATAATTTCCTCCTTCCAGTATATGTCTTCTATATTTATAGTCACATACTTTAGTTCCTACAGTTAAAGCTGTCGTTTGGTACATATCACCATCTTCTGTTTTCATATGTGATAATACGCATATAATTCCTGCTCTGTGTACACAGGTATTACAGTCAGGAAACTGAATAACTTTCATCGTAAGCCTCCACATCATTGTCTATGCTTTCAATAAGCGCGCAACTTTCACGGCTTTTCCAGTATGGAATATCTGCCTGCTTGCTATATCTATCTATGCCTTTTAGCATTACATTAGGCCACAAGTCTGCATGTGAATATCCCATCAGTCGCAGTATACGATAAGCGGGGAAGAAACATTCTTGTCTTTGCCCGTTCCACTTTGAATCACACCAGAACGCACCAGATACAATATCCTTGACAGCATCTCTATATATCTGTCTAGTTGGTATCATTGGTCTACCATTCTTGCGTTCATAGTCTTCTTTTGGTTTGTTCAACCACTGCTGGTACAATGGTCTCCAATCGATACTGTATACATGTGACCAGTCTTCTGCTATCAATTTCTGTGTACCTTCAATAAGCAGGTCATAGTTCTTTGAACTGCGTTTACATTCTACAGGTGACCTTGTCAAACGAGCTGGGTCAGATGTTGACTGGTCAAACTCAAGCTTGTCACTTATATGACAGCACAACCAACTGTGTAAGAACGTGTACTCTTCAATAGTGGTTGGTGCATCTGCAACTCTAACAAGCAAATGATATGACTTAGCACCACTGTATACAATACGTGCTACAATACCATCATTAAATAGCCGTTGGCTTTCTTTCAAAGCAACATCTAACCGTTCTTTGTACAGCTCTTCTGCTTCTATAGGAACTCCAAAGAACTCCTGTTCTTCTCTTAACTTGGCAGCTCTCTTCTTTTCTATATCTTTATGTAAACCAGTAGCTGTGTCACTTTCAAGTAAAAACGTGTCCATATACTGCACATGCTTTGTCTTATCTTTCAAGTCAACTGTACCTGGTTTCATTTCATTAACAGTCTCAAAGCATCCATTAGCATCAGGCTTAAAACGATTATTTACTCTGAACCGTTCGCCAATACGCTCTTGTTTCAATTGCATAGGCTGCTTTATAACTTGAACTGGTGGCACATATACAGGCCTATCTACATCGGTAACAAGTGTAAACCTAGCTGTTGGGGCCTGCTTGTATCTGCCAGATACACCTGTAAATCCACCAATTAACGGACGCATATCACTTATTAAGTTTATGCCATAGTCATCACGTAACCAAGAAGCTGCGTCTAACAATCCACGCTCTACGTTAGCATGTGGCAATGGTTTCATGCTACCCATTTCATAAAATACCAGTGGTCTACATAGTGCAACATGCGCTTTAATATCTTTATAAGCAGGCATGTATTGCAGTGCTTCTTTATACTGGATTATGTTCGTAAGTTTTTCGTTATTAACTTCATCAACAATCTTACCTGCTTCCAAAGAGGCTTTGATAAATGGAGCAATACTTTTAATGATTGCTTCAATCTCAGTTGACTCTGATGTACGCGGTAATGAATAACAGCGATTGTATGCTGCAGTCTTTGGGAAGTTACGTAACGGTACTTCAGCAATGTCTTCTCTTGTGAACAGCTCATGCTTGAACTGTGCAATTAAGTCATTGTCTTCTGTGAAAGGTGTACCATGCTTAACCATATTTGCATCGAAGCCATATAGTTTGGTAAACACTTCATCAGCTAATTCACTAGTCTTACGTGTAAATGTTGGGTCTGCTTCCATAATCATAAACCTTCGTTGGTCCTCTTGACCATCAAACTTAATAGGAACATCTTTATTAGTTGTCATAATAAAGTCTGTATATGAATCCTGGTATATTGGGTCAACACCTTTTAATTCTTTACGTATAGTTGTAGCAGTTGTTCTACTCTTAAGAGCACCTGCTGAGTTACGTTTATCTGTCTCTTCTTTCTCTTCAAGACATACTATTAACGAATCAGCATAGTCAGCATTGAACCTTGCACTTGAGTCATACTGGTCAGAAACAAGTACGTTCTCTTCACCAAACAGTCCTTTGCAAATAACCTCGGCAAATGTTGTTTTACCACTACCTTGCGCCTTACTTACAAATATAGGCATTATCTGTGTCTTAGTACAAGGATAGAGTAACTTTGCTCTTAACCATGCAAGCAGCCACATATAACATTCACCAGCTATATGCTGCAGATAAATATAAATGTGGCTTGTGTCTCTACCTGTTTCTTTAGCAAATACTTTGAATGGATGAGCTATGTTAAATGCATCACGTTCAAAAGAATAATAGCCTGAAGGAACAGTATAGTCTCTATAATAAATCGGTTTATGAAGTCCGTCTGAACGTTCACCGATAATATATGCGTTCTTAAAAAACCTGAATCCGTCTGGAATCCAGGGTTTAGTAGTAACTTTACCATCAGATATTTGTTTGTAGCGTAATATACTGCTGTAGTATGCTTCAAACTCAGAAGGTAAAAGTAGCTCACCACGATGTGACATGTACAGGAATTTTTTTAATGAAGGCGAATAAACAATTTTGCTTAATAGATGACCTTTGGCCCAGTCTTCTAGCTCTTCAAGCTTGTCAAATGATTTACCGTCTCTTTGCTCTAAAGCTTGCTCAAGTATGTTTATTTGTGTTTCGGCTTCTCTATATGTTATACCATAGACGTTATCATATAAAGACATCAGTTGCTCCAAAGATAAAAATAGTACCACTATTATAGTGGTACTGTTAGACTACTCAATGTCTACTGAAGTAATTTCACAAGACACAATGTGCTCTTTATTAAGAGCAGATACTGAGCCTTCTGAAACAAGAAGCAGGGTCTGTACTTTGTCGGTAAACAGGTCACGCAAAAAGTTTCCAGATGCTACTGCTTTTGCTTTTGTAACCTGCTCTTCTGTAGGCTCAGTATCAAATTGAACACTGGTATAAATGTCACCAGTGTACTGTACTGTGTCCATACAGTGAACTTTGCTGTGCAGAATAGCAGTCTTACTTATCACTGCTTTCTTCTCTTGTTCGGCCATTCTTATACTCCTTCTGTAACCGTTCAGTTACAACTTTTATTTGTGATTCAACACCAGCAGACATAGCATTAGCTGCGCCTTTAAGCATTGATTCAACTACTTGTTTACGCAACTCAGGTGTTGCATCTTCAGGAAAGCTTTGTTCACTTGTTTCAAAAAGCAGTATGCTCATTTCATAAAGCTTGTTTGCCAAGTCATCAAATGCTTTTTTAGCTTCTGCTTTTTCTTCTTCTGTGAGTTTCATTTAAAGCACCGTGTTTCTATAGTTTAATCTCTACTGTAGTAACTTCCTGAAAGTGGACACAAGCAGGAATATCTTCGATTGTAAACCGCTGTACACCTGTTGTAGCACCAATACCGTCTTTCAAGAACGACTTGAGCTTTGCTGTATTAACAGATGTATTTTCTGTGAACGGTATACCAGCTGCTGTAGCATCTTCAACTGAACAAGTTGCATCATGTTCAATGATGTAATCGCCACCATGTTCACGCAGCCACTTTGCAATCAAAGCCTTGTCTTCCGAGTTCTTATTCGGCTGGCAATAAAAGTTATGCTTCAGTTGAATTGTACCACCACTGGACAGTGATAACTGGTCAACACCTGCTGCATGAAGTTCAGTCGGAAGAAGAACATTTGCAAAATGTTCATACTTCTTCTTAGCCATCTCAGCAGCCGCTGCTTTCATTTCCATGTCTTTCTTTAATTCTTTAAGAGTCTCACCCATCTTTGTAAGGTTTTTGAGAATTGATTTATCATTCTGCTCAATACCTTCTGTCAAGTAAGATACGTCGTCACTCATGATTTACTCCTGTAAAACAGAAGCACCGTTATTGATAACAGTGCTTTTATCTGCATTATATATCAATGTATAAAAAATCTTTATACACTAATTAGTGTCTGCCGTAAATTTTTCCTGGAACTCTTTCCATTCACGAACAAACACTTTATCACCATTCGTGTAAATAGCAACCTCTGTACCGTCACGACAGTTAGTGCAGTCGATACCAATTGACAGAAGCTTGTATGTGTTGCCTGTCTTTTTATGTGTCCAGTTGCCAAACTTAAATGACACAGTCTCTTTACTTACTTTCATACTTCTGAGTCTCCCTACTCAAGAACTTATATTTGACACCACAACGTTTAAGAGCAGTAAGTGAATCATCTTCCTGCTCTCTGTACTTGTAGTGTTTACTGATTATTACTTCAATAATACCACTGTTAATGATACACATTGCACAGTTCATACATGGCGTCATTGTACAGTACATTGTGCTACCTTCAATAGCAATGCCATATCTAGCAGCTGTAAGTATCGCATTGACCTCAGCATGAACTGAACGAACACAGTGCTCAGCAACAGAACCATCTGCTAGCAACTCCTGCTTAAGCAGGTGCCCTACATCATCACATGATGGAAGGCCTGTTGCTGCACCAACATAACCTGTACTAATAACATGGTTATTCTTTACTATTACAGCGGCTGCTCTACCTCTTGAGCATGTTGCGCGCTCTGACACAGCTGAACGAATCTTATCAAAGTAGTTATCAATGTCTGGTCTTATGTGCATTGTCTTAGTCTCCTCATCTGCTCATCGGTTATAAGTGCTCTTGGCACACAATAGATTTTTTTCTGGTCACCTTTGATAACCATTCGTGCATATGTGAGTCCAGCAATCTGGACCACATCTATCAAATCATCACACCTCTCAATTAACTCCTTTGCGTTAGCTGAGCACGCACTATCATAGTCATACTCCATCTCTCGCATGTCAATGTTTTTGTAGTCTACATACACAGCACTTACAGGCTTTACCGGATAATCATCAGCTTTGTTAACTTTCTGCGCTTTTGGAGTATGTACCTTTGGTGTAGCTCTGTATTGCTTGTATACTTGTTTCTCTTCATCTGTCCAAAGCTTGTAGACTATCTTTACAGATGAACCATCACTAATCTTTACCTCGGGCCATATCAAACTACCAGTCTCAGTGATAGCTATATTTACTGACCTAGGTTCAAGACCTGTCAACCAGTCACCTGTCAACGGGTCTTTGAAATATCCATTGCTGTTAGCATAACCCGCAGCTATGTGCTCTTTACTTATCATACATATATTATACTACAAATATTTTATATTTTCAAAATACTATGTAGTATTAAGCCACAGCTATAACAATAATTATACCGATAAACAGTAACGTAAACCAGGACGCTGGTGATATATTATTGCTTTCATTACCATACTTATCTACACTAAAGAACCATTTTTCAAATCTGTTTATAGGCCCCTGCTCTTGTACCTTACAGGCACAAAGTGCCAGCACTATAAGATATACGATTACAACCAATATTAAATACACTCTGCAATCTCCTTCCCTCTTAAGTATTCCAACAAGCCTTTTTTCATAGTAAGTGCATCAACGATAGTCTGGTCAATGTCACTTGCTACATAATCAATATATGTACAAGGATGCTTCTGACCAATACGGAATGTACGGAACTCAGCCTGCTGTCTTATTTCCATACTAAAACTGTTACTATAAAACAGTGTTGTGTGGCTTATCTGCAGGTTAAAGCCTCTACTTATCTTTGCACTGTTAGCAACAAGTATATCTATCTCACCTGCTTTGAATGCATCAATGCCACCAACAACTTTCCAGCCTGTAAACAAACCAGTCTTATAACCTGCTTCATTACACATGTCATATATCTTAGCAGCCTCAGCTGAGAAACGAGTCAGTATGAGCAATGGTTTATCTGCTTCTGCTACATCACGCATCAGCGCATCAAGCTTTGGATTAGACTTACCAAGCCATACAACTTCATTCGGCATGACATCAATCTCAGTATCAGTATCAATATCCCAGAACGGTATATCCTCTTCATCGTCATCGTCTAATGACTGCTGTCCCATAATGAATCCGCTACTTATCTGTGACAAACGCATGGCAACTGTCAATTGATTTTTAGCTGTAGCAAGATGACCATCATACTTTGTCATCAAGTCTGCTTTCATTTGCTTGTATGCTTTGGCCTGGTCAGGCGACATCTGTACTGTTTGTGTTTTGTAAATAGTAGCAGGCATATCAACACAATCTGTAAGTGTCAAGAATGTAGCTGTCTCATTAAGCTTTGCCCTTAACTCGTCTGCATGTTTATATGGGCCTTGGAAATGTGTCTGATGCTTGACTGTCAGATATGTATCTTCAGAGCAGCCAAATAGTATCTGTGCTTCTTGATACGTATTACAGTGCTTGATACTGTCCCAAGTCTTTTCGGTCAGAGCTACTTGTATAGTTCTCTGCTGTCCATTTGGTAAGCTAACAGTAAGTGATGTATGCATACCATAATAACCTTGGAATGAATAATAGTTTCTACCAAAGTAGTTAGGTGAAATAAACTCCATGATAGCCCACAAATCACACGGACCATTTGTGCTTGGTGTACCTGTAAGAACAGCTCTGCATAAACTGTTCTGCTTTTTCTTGTTGCTTATAATTGTTTTACGTCTACGTACAACATCATTGAACTCATATAGCAGACGTTCAGAACGCTTTGAGCTTGGGTTCTTTATAACTGTTGCTTCATCGATTACAAGCATCATATTAAACATATTACAGAACTCTACAATATCCACCCATTTATTTGGTGTCGAGAACGTGTCTACGTTTACAATGATGACTTGCATCTTTGATATGTCATCTGGTGCTTCAAACTCTTTCTGACCACCACGACCACCGACACATTGTATCTCAATTGGGAAGTCAAACACTTTACCTACTTCAGCAGGTGGGTTACATATGTCATCGTACCACTGTTTATGTACATCGTTTGGTGCTACAACAAGCAGACCTTTTATCTGCTTTTGTGTGTACTTATACTTTGCTATTGAAAGTGTTGTAATAGTTTTACCACAGCCCATACTAAAGAACAGCGGTATAACATCTGTATCTTTGTACCTATTAAAAGCTGTAAGCTGATGGTCAAATAACTGAACATTTTTTATATGTTCATCGGGCCATACAATAATATGTGCAGCTGACTTACGTTTCTTTTTAACTATTGTAGCAACTACTGCTGGTTTCTTTTCTACCTTTGGAGCAATATAATGTTTCTGTTCTGTTACTAATTTCTGCTCTTCTTTAACTATGGCGTTACGGACACCAGCATCAATCGCCTCGCCTATCACCAACTTTTGAACTGAAGACGCAGGTGGTAGTATAGAATATGCTGGACAACCACCATCTCTCTTTGTTACTATACCTAGTAACTTACATGCTGCTTCTTGGTCTGCTATACTGTTAGCGCATTGCCATGCCCAACAACTGCTGCACTTACCCATTCTAAATCTCCCTAAAGAATAATATATTTTCTATATAATAGTAATGTGACGGCTTACCGTTGACTAGAATATTTACATCATCAAAACCGGTAAAGCCGTCTACATAAGAGGAAACCATATCCTCACGAATGCTGACAACAGGTATGAACCCAGCTTTAAGATATGCCATTAGATTGTTGTTCATATAGTACCCTTTGTGCCGCCTGGTACAATGCTCTCGCCTGTACATCAAGCCATGTTTCTTTGTTATTTGGTCGTCTCAGCCCGTTTCTACTTCGCTTTAATTCACTGGTAGAACAGAGAGTCGCCGCTATATCTTTGTCATAGCACAGAGCACACCCGCCATAGCTGTAATCCCTCCATGAAGCAGCGCCGTTTAACAGCTTCTTTTCAGTATAAGGAGGTTCCAGATATTCTGTAATCATCTCCATATATACTTCCACACCTTTGTCCCATGCACTTTTTCTAGGCATTTACTTTCTCCCAGTAAGTAAGCTCTTCGTCACTATACCACGCACCGTTCATCGCAATATGATGACGCACGCTTGGTTTGCGTTCTATTGATGTAACCATTGCAGAAAAACTACCTTGTTGCAAAACGTCACCAATCTTTAAGTCTGTCCATTTAATGCTAGCAGGCTTAACACGATACTCATGTGTAGTATTCCATTGTGGCTGTTCAATATATTCCCATGACCCATTTACTTGTTTAACCTGTACCTGCTTTCCATCTTCCCAAGCTTTAGCTACGTCAGCGAATATATTATGCGCCGTACACCAGTTGGACGCTTCTCTTTCGTCTGTTGAAGTATAATACACGTGTGTATTACCGGGCACTTCTGTATAGGTGAACACGAATCGACCGTTATACAGAAATACTTTATACTGCTTAGTAGGTTCAATAAGAGAGTAACGGTCAACAGAGTAGATGAATCTACAGTCCATGGCTCTATTCCATCTGCCGTTCATGTCTTTATACCATACTTCTTTCCCTTCAGCTTGAGCTTTCTTGAACTCCTTGTAGGGGTCGTCATGCTTAGCAATGAGATATGCTAAAGCGTAATAAAGATTATTATCATCATCTATACAAAATCGATAGAGCTTACTAGGAGATTCTACGTCTCTAATGCAACAAGTATTTGCTTTATTTACTACCTCATTTTTCAAGTCAACTACTGTATCGGCAACAAATACCACATCATCCTTATCCAATTCGTCTGCGTTTACCGCTGTGTAAATCTTTGATTTGTCAAATTTCATTATTCTATCTCCTTAAATCCAACCTCTATTGTTGTAAACAATTTTACCGCATAAGTCCTTTACTTCCGATTGTCCCAAATATCCCTGCTTAGAGGCCCATGCGATAATATCGCACATCCTCATTGCTTCTTCTTTTGTAGGACATTTGATACCATTTTGTAGCATGGATTCTTCTGTCGTTACTTTGCAAACAGATTCTAAAGTCATTCCTCTACCTCCCTAATCTGTTCGCTAGGAACATACACCTTAACCCAATAAGGCTTTCCTGTGCTAGTTGTATTCACATACCACTGTTCAACTTTGCAAGTATGACTTAATGCCAACACTGCGTTATCAGCCTCTGGCTGAGTCTCAAACATCAATGTCACTTCTTCCATTGTTTGTATCATTCTTCTACCTCCTATAGAACAACAAATGTTTTTCCGCACTTAGTGCATTTGTATACTGTCTTTCCCAAGACAGGGTCGTATGATTCTTCTGTCATAGAACCCTTACATTCCGGACACTTATCTTTGAGCAGATTGTGTATGCCCACCGCAAGTAATATGATAATTGCCCATATTATGATAGCCAATTCCATTATTCTACCTCCTTTAAGAATGCCTCTGCTTCTGCAAGAAATCCGTCACAATCAGTTAATTCGACTTTTGGGTCATTCAATACCCGTATGCCGTCTACTAGCTTTTTAATAATCTCCTTTGCCTTCTTCAGCTTAAAGTACCTGCTCGTGTTGCTAGACTGCTGAAACTCAGCAATAGACTCCAGCGCCGCATTTTCCCGACAGATAGCGTTAAATGCCTTCTCCAAAGAAGGATAGCCTTTGAGTGCCATAGAGATTGCGTCTTCAACAGCCTCACGCGCTTCTTTCTCATTCATTCCTCTACCTCCTTCAAGAACTGCTCTACTTCTGCTTTCAGAAAGTTATAATCATTAAGTTCCATAAAGCCCATTCCTTGAAAAACGTGTAAGTATAGCTTCTTGATAATTTCTTTTGCTTTGGCAAGCAGTTTGTAGTTTTTCAACTTTTCTTTCATAAGCGCCGTTGAGCCGTTATCAATTATTTCTTCATAACTCTTGTTACTTTCTTTCAATTCTGCATTTTCCTTGCATATAATCTCAAAGCCCTGCTGTAAGACAGGGTCTTTAAGAGCCATACTAATTCTGTTTTTCATTTCATCTTTGGTCATTCTGATACCTCCATGCAAATCTGTCTCACTCTTTCCTTTGAATATCCGAATACCCTCGCGATTGCCGCATACGTAAACGTCTCGCTGAGCACACGTATCATTTCATGCGCTTCACCAGTTCGTTTACATGAATGAGTAGAAAGCTTTTCGGGGGAAGCAAGGTGTCTTGCATGCGGTAGGTCATGGTCACGTATTTGCATAGCAAGCCAACAGTAAGACACACCGAACTTACTTGCTGTTTCTTTCATCGTGTGGTCTTTCAGAAACGCTTTCATTTCATCGGTCATAATGCAATGAGGCCTCTCAGCAAGAGGATGAATGTTTTTACGGTGGCAGAAATTGTTGACGTAGTTATAATTCACGCCAAATTCCCGCATCACCTCTCTCCTTGTGTGTGAGACAATGAATTCCTCGTGACCTTCAAGTTTATTCTTCATTTATCTCCCTCCGTGTCCGCTCCCATATATGTTCACCTTTCAACGCCGCAATAATCAAATCGCATGCCTTAATGCGCACATATGATGAGTACTTTTCGTCACACACTATATTATACAACGTATTATAGTACCAATTATGAGAACAACCACAATCAGTCTCTGTAATAAATGAGTGTGTCTTTGCCCATTTCCATAATGGGCACTTCCTACAACCGTTATCAGGCATCCGAGTGCCGAGGTCTCGAACGTAGTTACAAAACCAACAGTTGTTACTCCAAAGATATGGAGTAAGCGGCTTCTTAAATGAACCGTCGAACTGTATGCCCTCCCTGATTGTTTCCCATTGCTCAATAGCAGCTTTTCTTTCCTTTGTCATTCCTGTGTCTCCCAGTACGATTTAACGAGCCATGTCGGAATAGCATATGGTACTCCCTCAGCACATCTGAACCCATAGCTATTCATTTTAGGCTCTTCGTCTTCTTGCTGTACTTCAACTGTCTCACCAACGAGATAATTATACATTCCACGGCTATAGTCGTATTTGTCAGCCCTAGGTAGCACAGAAAGCCTGTACATGCTCATATTCGCGTATACTTTCGGTATCCATACACAATCATTTATAGACGGGTCATATCTAATCATGCAATTTTCCTTTACCCACGCTTCATCGTGAAGCGTAACAAACTTTCTAGTCATTACTTCCACTCCTCTTTCAGTTTCTGATAACATGCCTTACAAACATATAAAGGCAGTCCATACGGTGCATAACCGCCGTCATTGGCTGGTGTCAGCAAGCAATTGCAACAATCACATCTCATGATGAGCCTCCTTTACAAAACTTTCTTGATAAACCAGTTCGGAATCCAGAATGGATACATTCCTTCCATAAGATTGAATGCTGAATCAGACGGGTCGTCCAGAACATCCTTGTCACCTAGGCGAACATTAACAACTTTTCCAGCAAGCGCGAACACCGTTTCACATAAATATACTTGTGTATCATCGAGTCTCTTATACATCCAATATGTCCAGCCATCTTCATCAGTGACTTTCTTACAATGAAGCCATACCCACAGCTTTGATTTCATTTTAGCTTTCATGCTTCCACTCCTCTTCCAGTTCCTTATAGTGTTCGTCTACCCATTCCTTGTAGTCCGCCCATTCCCCATCGTTTTTGTCAGCGAATGTTTCTTCATAACGCTCTTTACAGTAATCCTCGAACGGTATCTGCCGCTCTTCTAGTTCCTGATAACAATAGTCCAACCAAACATCATGACTCATCATAGCTTAGCTCTCCACTATCTCCATGTGTTTCTCCCCGCATTAGAGCATCCCAGTGCTCATTAAAAAATTGATATGTAACCATAATGTCATTATGGTCCTGTACAACTTTACTTAGCACAACAACATCATGCTGTAGCATGTTCAATTGTTCCTGCTGCTCTAAGAACTTAACAGCAATACCTGCCATAAGCACCAGGCACAGTGCACAAAACAATAAACAAGAATATATAACTTTATTCATGTGTAGCAATGACCAGCTGGCTTCAAGTTATCGAAGTCCAGTATGTATTGAACTAAAAAGGCGCACCAATCTGACTGTAGAAAAGCAGTATCATTTTCTGCTACACCTGATTTACAGATAGCCCTGCATAGGTTAATATAGCATTCAATCTCTTTACTACAAATCATATTAGTACGCCTACCAACATAAATATCAGCAAAAACAGCAGAGTATAAACTGCTATCTGTGCTGGAATCTTTTTTCTTTTTCTTCTTAAAAGCCTGTCACTTACATATCGCTGTCTGTAAAGTATGTTGTCAACCGCTACTTGGTCCTCTACAGCAAGTTTACTATACAACTGATAGGCTTTAACGTTACCAAAAAAAAGACCATCAGCTATTGTTCTGATGGTCTTTTCATACTCTTGCTCTACTGTTATTCGCAACAGTATATTCTAAAAGCTGGTGCCTTAAGCAAGAGCTTTGATAACGTAGCGGCTGTCTGTTACCTTGTCTGCGTTGAGCTCGAACTCAACAATGATACCTGACTCAGCCCACTTCTTTACATAAGCGTCGATGGCTGACTTGCCTTTGAGAGTCTTGTCAAATGCTTCAGCCATGGTGATAGAATCACCAACTGACGGGTTGTCACCAAACAGTTTGGTGAAAATAGAAGTGTTAACGCGGGCACCAGAGATAGCCGGGTTTGCAAGATGTGATACAAAGTTCTGCTCATCTGTTGTGAGCTGTGACCAGATACCAGTTTCCTGCATGCGGGCGATAAGAGCTTTTGCTTTTTCAATGCACTCTTTTTTCTCTTCAGCGCGGCGTTCCTTGAAACGTTTTGCAGCCTCAGCTTTCTTTGCTTTGAACTCAGCAAGCTTTGCTGCGTCTTCGGTTGTCTCAACCTCAGTTGCTTCAGTTGTCTCTTCCGCTTCCATAGCGAAACCATCTTCTACCTGTGACTCGTCATGCTTACGTGCCATAGTTTTCTCCGTTGCTGCTTACACCGCAATTAAGCGGCTTTCTTACAGCTATAATAATGCAACACTGTCACACTCATAAAGAACAACGTTCTGAAAGTGCAATCCGTTACAATTATTTACACTTAAAAAGTATACTACATATTTTTTATACTTAAAAAATACTATATAGTATCTGGCTTATCAAGGTCAAGATAAATAGTAACATTATTATAGATACCTTTAGACGTGACAAAACAATCATTTGTTTCTAGGTCCCATCTAATAGCTCTTAGCTTTCCTATATCATTGCCTTCATCATCATAACATTGTATGTCATACCATACTACTGGTAATAATGAACGATATGGAGCAGTGAACTTACATAATCCTTGGTGATGCGAATCTGCTACTGTATCAAAGAATCCAGCAGTAGTTTCGTAACCGTCCGAGAACACATTCAAAAGTAATGCGTCACATGTTTCCGTGCAAACTATCTCACCAATCATATAGTGCTTCTGATTACCTTATAAAATCGTTATTGTACAGTGCTTCTGATTATAGTAACACACTCCAAGAACGAGTCACATATAATCATATCATCTATACTTACATGATTATTTTTAAAGTACTTTGTCATTGGTATTACAGCAATACTATCTGCTAGCCTGACAATTGTAAATGTACATTTTTTATGCTTGTGTGCTTCAAAGTACTGAACAGCAAATGCCTGCTGTCCCGGACGCCAATGTACATCTATATACTTTACATTTTTATTATGATACCTGTCATTTTTCAATTCTAGCCAGCAGTCTAATGTGATACAATAAATATCAGGTATACCGACAGCAGTCTCACCGCTCTCTATACGATAGCAGTTGATACCAGCACGTTTGAGAGCACCAAGTAACGACTTACTGAATTGCTGTTCAGATTTACATGGATTAAACATACAAACATTATATAATAGAAGAAAAATGTTTAATGATACTATTTAGTATCGCCAAGATACAGTTATCAATGTATAAAAAAATTTTTAAAAACGTAAAAATAAAACATAAAAATAGTTTTAATTTTTCTTGAAACTGATTTCAAACTTAAAAAGTAACTTTTAAAAAATTTTTTTATACATTCATAACGCAACATAGTATCACCAATGAGCGAACACTGGTGATACTGTTACTCCTGCTTATATTTTTGTCAGCCGTCTCAAGACAACAATTGCATCTTCATCTGTTATATGAAGATTGTCATTGCTTTGAATTACCAGCTGCTCAATCAATATAAGCAGTTGTATCTGCTTTTTATAAGCAGCACGTTTTGCGTCATTTGCTTTAGACCGTTGTTCTACACCCCAAGTATCATCATACTTCTGCTTTAGAACGTCAATCTTTTGCCTGACTCTTAATAACATAAACTCTTTATTCATTCAAACCACCATGCACATATAGCGCCAATAATTACAGTTACTATAATAGCAACTATGCCAACAATAAGCGTTTCTATCATGCTTCAACTACCTGGTATGATGCATCAACAATATCACTATCATCCATAACAATCTCCTGATTGTCGTACATATCTACGGCTTTTTCAAATGCTTCAGTATCAGAAGAAGCCTGGATTGTTACTGTTCTTTCACGAATCTCAGTAACTATTACCTGATACTCTCTAATCATTTACCGACCTCCTCTACTTTGTAAGATGTATTGACTTCCTTAGAGTTATTCTCATACATAGGTATAGCAGCAGCTGTTGTCTTAGCATTAGCTTCATCAGTAGCCCATACTTCAACTGTCTGCTCAATAGTATGTGTTATACTGACTTTATATTTATACAGACTAATGTGGGACCACATATCTGTAATCCAGTCCATTTGGAAATCTACTTCAGATACATTAGTACATTCTAAAGCGTTCCTTATATCTGCAAGTATAGTTCCATGTTGCTTCAAATGAGTAAGCATAGACTCGTACTGAATAGACAGGTCCGGTAAATCAATACACAAGTCTCGCATTTGTTTTTCTGCTTTTACAGTAGTAACAAATGCTATTAAAACATTATCCATAAGATAACTCCTTCCCAAAACCATGGGACAATGACCATTATAACAATTATTATTGTATAATGGTCACCGTTACATGGTCTCTACTGATAAATAAAACTGTTATAACAGCTTCTTACCTGTATAATGTGTTATAATGTCACTGAACAGTGATACATCATCCTCTTTAGGACAACCATCATCTATCCACTGTTTTATAACGGCAGCAGCAATACCAAGTACAGCGTTCCGATAACATTGAAGTTCTATGCCTTTATATTCGTTGTTAGCTTCATGCTTCTCAGACTGCTTGTACTTCTTAGTATTTTTCTTGCCCCAGTCCATGATAAACCTCCTGTGTTAGGTAATGTTTATCCTATGTCAAACATTTTGCATATCTGACGCATGATAAAATACAATTCTTCAAACACATCTTTCATGTCTTTTTTATACACAAAAGACGGCCAAAGCTGTACACTACCATCAACAAGTGGTGACTCAAACATATCTGAGTCATTAACATCTTCTGGTAAGAAATACACAACACCAATTGCTGTGCTATTTTCAATGTAATCAATAGTCGTCCGGAACTTGTACGTTTTGTTCGGGAACGTGACAGTCAGTAGATTGTAATCCCAATTTGCATTCTTGAACCAATCGTACTGGTTCTGTGACGCAAAAGGTGTTCTACCGATAAATCCCTCGTTTCCGAGCTCCATGTACCTTCGGTTGACCCATTCAACCAAATCCTGTCCTGTAATCATAGATTACTCCTTCCGTTAAGTAACGGTATCTGCTCATAAAAACAATTATTCTTATGAGCAGTCATAGTTACTTAACTGTTTTAACTTAAGCAGTCATAGCTGTAAGATGCTCCAGCATAGCTTTAACTATGTCTTTGTGACCAGTTATAGCAGTTGCTCTCATATCATCAGCACTGAAATCACCTGCTTTCATTTTAAGACCATCAAGACCGGGCATATGTACAGCTGCTATTACAGCAACGTTCATGAGCGCAAACTCTTGTTTGTAAGCAGCGGCCAGACTTTTTAACTTGTCTAAGTACTCTGTTGTTGCCTTAGCAAGTAAATTATGCGCAGTTTTCAGCAGCTCAAGCTGGTCCTCAACTGATAAATCTTTCTGTTTGTCCATATTATGGACCTCCTTCCGTTAAGTAACGGTGCCTGCTCTCTAATGTAAATACTAAAGAGCAGTCATAGTTACTTAATGTTTTAAAAATAGCAGTTAATTTAAACGTTAGAAACTGTTTTGATATACTGGTCAATCCGGTCCAAGACAATCGGGTCTACTTCTTTACCTTCGACCATGTCTTCTTCAGCATTCCACATGTAACCAGGAATGATGTGAATAACAGGGGACCAAGTTGAAGCTTCAGAATATGTGAGACCATTTTCATCATAATGGCCTTCAAGGAAACATACGTATTTGTCTTCAAAGACAGGCACATAGTCACCTTTATTCCATTTTGCGACTGTTTGTTCAGCTTGTTCTCTGTTCGTGAAAGCATTACAGCTGCTTAACCAGCACTTGTAGCCTTTGTACTTAAAACACATGTTTTTATCAAGTACAGGCGGTAAGTCATCCTCAGTCATAAGGCTACAGACCATCAGAGCTCTTAACTCTTCAGTATCTCCTTTGTTACAAGCAGTGATGACATTCGCATAGAACTCTGCTGCTTTTGCTTTGCATTCATCATAGTTCATAAAACTACTCCTTCCCAAAACCATGGGACAATGGCCACTGATAACTTATAACTGTATCAATGGCCACCGTTACATGGTCTCTAAACATTAGAAACTGATTTGAGCAGATAAGCTGTTATGCTTTTTATTTACAGCTATGATGATGTCCTCTATTCTGTCATAGAGATTGCCCTTAATAGGCTTAACCCGTTCAAGTGTTAATTGACCATCAAGCTTTTTAATGGTTGCAATTATACCGGATTTATCAATGACAAATACAGTATCTGCATCTGACACATGCAGTATCGAAATACCTTTCTTTGGTGAGCAGATGAAATGGTCATTGTAGATACCGTTGACCCAACATGCAAGGTTATAGCATAATGGGTAAAACTTCTCAGGTACAATCGCAAGCAGAGTAACATCATTGTTATAGATGAACTGGTCAACTTGCTGTTGAGTAAACGAAGCTGTTGAAAGACATGCTTTTTTGAACTCATTGACCATTTCCTGGTCTTCTTCAGCAAAAATGTAATGCATAATATATGCTCCTTCCCAAAAACCTGGGTTCACGACCACTGATAACTATATCAATGGTCTAAAATACAGGTTCTTAAAGTACTAAAAACTGATGTTACAGTTTCCTAACTACAACAAAACTGATACCTAGGTATAGTATTGCTGCTCTTAAGGCATCACCATAACTATTACCATAGACTGTGATAGTTCTACGGCCATTTGAAGCCTTATATCCCGAAACCATATGCATACCTCCGGTCTTTCACACGTTCCAGTATAATGTCCACGAACCTATCGCCGTTGTTTCTTAGAGCAGCCATAGTGTGACATCTGTAATGACTTATTACATAGTCACAATCAACGCCTCTAACAAACTCGGACGCGTAGCAGTGATAGCCAGCAGTGCAAAGCTCATTATGCATTGCTCTGCTTTCATAGTCACTCGTTGCGTTTAACGTTCGAGTGGCTTTAGTATCTTTTAAAACGACCATAAGCCGCACTCCTTCCCACTCAAAACCATGGGACAATGACCACTGTTGCCAATGGTCACCATTACATGGTCTTTTTAACAATACAGCTAATTTTAATCAATGCCTTTAGTAACTTGATTTGCTATATTATAAGCCCAGTCAGTAAGCACGCCATCATCGATACTATCCCCATTGACGGCTTTATACGCGTCTTTGAGCAGGCATACAACGGCTGTGTAAGCACGTTGTTTTATGCTTCCTTCATAGGCTTCCGTCATGTTTTTTAACAGTAATTCTTGTACAGTGTCCATAAGATAACTCCTTCCCAAAACCATGGGACAATGACCACTGTTACTAATGGCCACCATTACATGGTCTTTTAAGCGGCTCTATTACTGATGCTCTACCGTTGTTACTTGATGCCATTAACAATCTGGTCTGCTATATCGCAAGCCCAGTCATGAAGAACATCTTCATCAATATCCTTTATATTGACGGCTCTATACATGTCTTTGAGCATATCAACAACAGACACATAAGTCCGCCACTGAATGCTTCCATCAAGATGCTTCATTCTTAACAGCAACCATTCTTTAAACATGTCTTCGTCCATACTAGCTCCTTTGGTCTTTATACTGACACCATGTTTTAGTGATACTAAAGTCATGATACCAGCGTCAAGTGACCATGTCAGAGCACCAGTAGTAGAGCCACTATTTTCCACGCCCACAGTTACAAGATTCCTGTGTAAAGAATCCTGTTTCCAGGCCGTGTGCCTTGTCCGTATATTGCTCTTCTCTAATGACCGTTACTTTACATCAGAACCTTTTCAGCCGCACCTTCAACTTTAGCAATCAAGTCTTTGACCTGGTCCAAGGTCAAGACCTGTTCGATTGTCTCGTCGTCGATAGCTGCAGTCAACACGCCTTTGCGGTCGATGCTTGTGTCTGCAAAGCGACCGCCTTTCTGACGGTACATGACCCATGCAACACTGACCGGTTTCTCGGGCAACTCGAACGCGCCAAAGAGCTGGTAAATCGGGTCCGTTGTCTTGAACAGCGGGCACAGTTCATAGACCAATGCTTTTGCGACCGGGTCATCCTTGTTCGCTTCAAGAAGAGCAAGCCACTTTGCTTTCGTGTCTTCGTCCATTGAAGCAGGTGAACCATTACTGTTCTTGGACCGAGAGTAGACCGTGTTGTAGGCCTTCTTCTCGTCGTCCGTGAACAGGCTGTACAAGATGTTGTAGCCGTTGACCTGTGGCCACACGAACTTGCCATCCACGATTCCACCAGCTCTTGACCGGGTTGCGGTCTTGAGTGCGTCAAAGTCGGCGGACATCCAACCGTCCTTTTCCATCGCGCTGCGGTTCTGATAATTCATTGTTAACGTCATACGTTGCTCCTTAGTAGGCCATCATCTTCGGCCTACGCATAATAAGATATGCCAGTCTAATGACCAGCATCATGACCACTTAACAAATAGGCATGATGCCGGCCATTAGAAAAGAGCAATATACGGACAAGTTATTTAATTAATTTATAAAATTAATTATACATTGATAATATAACATGAAACTATTAAAATGAAAAATGACTACATTTCCAGGCACAGAAATTTTTTGGCCCGAAATCCGTCCTCAATGTTCCAGGAGCAAGTATATAATGCTTTTAACCTGTCCCCCAATGTTCCAGGAGCAAGTGTCATTGTTAATATAACAGTAGCAACGTACCAATACCCAAGGAATAGAGCAGGTGTGAATGTACAGAAAAGAATGAAGAGCTCAACCAACAAGACTCACACAACACGGCTTTTGTTTCTGGCCCCGAACGTTACTTGTCACCAGAAACAATATTGTTGTAGCCTTTAATAACATAACTTTTTCCTGCTCTCGAACGTAACTTGATACAATATCGCTTTTCAGGTATCAAGTATGAATATATGTTTGTCGCTTTTTGTACGAAAAAATATCGTTTTTATACAAGCTCTATTTTCTTATATTACAAGAAAATAGACATCAATATATAAAAAAATTTTAAAAAAATCAAAAAAGTAAATTCAGAAAAAATTTTCAATTTTTCGAAAATTCAACATACTATTTTAGTAGGAAATAAAAAAAATTTTTTTATACATTGATACAAGAACCGCTGGTGGTGTTGGTGTCCATCTGCTTCTAATAAGCGGTAGCTGCACCTATCTTTTTGGGTAACAGCTGCTGAGGGTGTTGGTTTCATTTTTGTATATTTACACTTGTAGTTGTACGTTGTAAAGTGTAATATAAGGAGTGTAGTAATGGTTCAGATTAAGTGTGACGTTAAAAATAGTATGCCGTTGGGGTACTTTGAACCTTTTCAGGGCGACCTTAAGAAAAGAACAACTAAAGACATTGAACAGTTAGCAAATAGCATTTTGACAGATGGTCTTCTTGCCCCTTTCTATGTGTGGGAACATGAAGGTCATAATTACCTGTTAGATGGTCATGGTAGATTAGCTGCACTCACAGAAATAGCACTTAGGGATAAAGATGTTGCAACGCAACCTTTTCCTTATGTGTCTATTACTGCAGATACAGAAGATGAAGCACGTAAATCACTTTTAGCTATTGTTTCAAGTTTTGGTAAAGTAACTAAGAGTGGTGTTATGAAGTTCGTGGCGCCAATGAGTATTAAACCGGCTGAAGTACCGGTTTTCCAGAAATATAATAAACCTATAGCACAGAAAGTACAGAAAGAAGTTACACATAAAATTATACGCCTACAGGTACCTGTTGACAAGGAAGCAGAGGTAGTAGAGATACTCAGCAGTGTAAGCTACATCAAAGTACTTTAACCTGGAGCTAACAGATGAGCTATGAGTCTATTTCAGAAGAGCTAGTAGTGCCTAGTAGTGAGGATATCGAAACCACAGATGTAAAAGTTTCTGATAACGTAAATGCAGCAAACAGTGTCACTCAGCATTTGAAAAAGGCAATGTTCGATAAAGAATATGCCTTATCACCTGTACAGTTAAACAAAACACGTGTAGTTGAAGGTTCAGCTCAGTCTGTATATGATTTAGCACAAAGAGATAACAAGACACTGGCTCAGTGGGTGGATGATGACCCTGAGTTTGCTATGCGTTCCGCTGAGGCTATTCTAGCGCAGTGGTATCGCTTTCTAACATCTGCAGCTACAAATAGCTCTGTACGTATTGAGTTTGATGATGGTACAGTTAATGAAGTAGCACTGACCAAATCACAGGTACCGCTTATACTGGCACGTATAACAACAGCAAAAGAAGAAATAGCAAAAGTAGAAGAACTTGTTGCATTGACAGCAAGAACAGATGAACAGAAAAAAGACCATCTTATAAGAAACCTGTATCAAAGAGCATTGCGCAATGATACAAAAGCAGCAATGTATCTGGTTGACCGTATTGAAGGTAGACCTGCAGAGGCCAAAGTTACAGATGTATCTATGGATAATGCATATAACGTTTATATGATTATCTGTACACTGTTTGATAAGCAGCTTAATGTCTTGAACAGTGGTATTGGTACAAAGCTTATATGTTGTAGTCGACGTGCAGGTAAGACACACATGTTGGTTGCAATTATTCTTATTGAATGTTTGCGTAAGCCAAGAACTAGATGTATGTACATTGGTGAAACAATGGAACTATCTGAGAGTTTGTTTGATAAAGCAGCAAATGATATTATTGAAGCATGTAATCTTAAAGATAGACGAGGTAAGCGTTTTAACTGGAAGAAAATGGACAACGGTTCAGAGGTAATGATTCGTGGTCTTTCTAATACTAAAGACCCTGACCAGATTCGTGGTCAGGGTGTAAAGGTCATTGTTATTGACGAGTTCTTCCACTTGAAGTCAGAGCTGTTGGAATACTTACAGCGTGAAGTTCTTGACCCAATGCAGATGGACTATGCAGATGACTACAAGTTCATTTGTGCAGGTACACCTCCACGTATCAAGGGTACTTTTGGTGAGATGGCCTGGAAAACATGGGACGTTGATAAGTTTACTTGGACATGGCGTGATAACCCGCATCCTGTTTCACTTGAAGCTCGTAAAGCGTTCGTGGAGAAACAGCTTCATGATAAAGGCCTTGACTGGTCAAGTTCATTTGTTCGTCGTGAGTATAATGGTGAATGGGCTTATGATGATGACCTGTTACTCTATCCGGAGTTCCATTGTTATGACCCATCAGAAGCTATACCTACTATACATGTCAGTCGTGTATTTTTTGGCATAGATTATGGTGTAGGCGACAATGATACAATATTCGGTTTCGCATGGGATGATGATGCACATCGTGGCTTCCAGTTCTGGGAAGATAAGTTCAACCGCCTGGATATAAAGAATCATGAAATATCTCAGCTTGAGTACTTGTGTGCACAGGTAGAACAGGCATGGCGTACTGCATTTGAGTTCTTTCCTGGTATGGATTACAGGGAAGCAAATAAGCGTATTCTGTGGAATGCTGATGATAACGACCAGCATCTAACAGATTATATGAATGTTAATATTCGTATTCATGAAGATGGTTTTGAGAACATAAAGCTGCAGATACAGAATGCACATAAGACGGATAAGACAATTATGATGGATAGAATACGTGACTTGTTGCGTAGAGCTGACCTTCTACTTATATCAAATGGAAAGACAGCACATGAATGTATGAGCACAATACTTAAGCGTGGACCTAATGGTGAGGTGTATAATGAGGTTGATGATAAAGCATATCATCCTGACCTTTTGCCAGCAATGCGTTATGCTGTCTATGATGCTATTGGTGTGGCATAACATAGTTTTTTATAATTGGTGTAGTATAACATAGTTTTTTATATTTACGTTTTCATTCATTCAGTGTATCATAAAATAACGCCTTGAAAATGGCGATACTATTATCGTTATAGGAGTAGTTTATGAAACCAGTAAGAATAGAAAAGACATCAGCCCTGTCGCCGTCTATTATGACAGCAGTTGAAAATGCATCAAAAGATTTGCCGTTAAACCGTATTGACCCTGAATCAGCGCCTAAACGACAGGAGATGAAAACAATTGGTGGACAGGTAAGAACTCCTGAAGGTGACGTTAAATCAGAGATAACAGGATATAGTCAGAATCAAGTCAATGACCTGATAAATATGTTTGACTTTAGTGATGACTCAGGTGACATTGTAAGTGTTGCAACAAGTGGTGCACCGAAAAAGCAGGCAAAAAGAATTGTAAAAGCAGTAAAGCGTGCCTCTGAACTACCGCCGTCATACTATGGCTATTATCATAAAAATCCTGATGGTTCAAAAGGCGAACGTATCTATGACACAAAGCGGGGTAGAGAACTCTATGACCATGGGTTAGCTTTGCATCTTGAGAAAACGCCTGAAGAGATTAAGAAAGACAAAGAAGACCTGCAGAAGACACATACTGAGCTCTGGTCAACTGGCTCATCTAAGAAGGCATTGCAGCAGGAAGCACTTGAGAAGTCAGGTGGTTTGGTTGATACAGATGCAGTTAAACAGTGGAAAGATGTTGAAGACCTACATGACATGTATGAAGATGATGACAGGTTTATAAAGATGCTTACTGACCCGTCACAAGGTGGTGATGTAAGATACAACGTACTTATGGACCCGTCTAACGGAAGGCTACTCAAAACAATTGTAAAAGACTCTAATGGCAACCAGCAGGAGATATGGGTAGCGCCACATAAGTGGCGTAAGTTCTATGGTGAGCTTGAGAACTTTGCAGGTAGTCGTCCAATACAGAGAGAAGTGTCAGACCTCAGAAGTAATGACACAAATCGTACAGCATATCAGTTTAATGGTAGAGAGCCATTTATCTTGCATGGACCAACTGCGGCAGCAGCAAAAGCATTTGATGAAGGCAACCTGGATAAAGTACAGGATGCTATTAACTATGCAAACGCTATTATTAACAAGCAGCCATATACACCAAAGTTCTTTACAAAAGAAGAGCTGGCTAATGCAGATTATCTTTCAGACGATACATATAACAGCAAAGCTTTAAAGCATGCAAAGGCATCATTGAGAGATGATTATGGCGAAGATATAAAGCTCAGAGACTATGCTGATGAACTTAAGGCTTTAAGAGACGAGGCCATGTCAAAACATTTTGAGCCTTTATTCATGTTGGATAGACGGTATAACAAAGGCAATGAAGCTGACCTAAAAGACCTTGACAGTTCAAACAGTATGAAGCAACTACTTAAAGAGCTTGCTAAAGGTAAAGAGGCCGATTTCAACAATGTTGATTTCATCAAGCGTGCCTATAGCGCTGCTAAAAATCCAGATGAATATATACCTATGCTCAGTGGTAAAAGTATGTATAATACACTGGACACTGAGCAGTTTAAGCAGTTCCGTGAAGCTGGTGGTGAGGACCTTGAGTCAGGTGATATGCCTAAAGAAAAGACAATCGATGACCCTGAGCAGAAGTTCCGTGAAGACAATAAGCAGAACATCAGAGACTTGATTGGCAAGTATACTAGAGCCATAGACGCACTTACCACTAAAAAGAATAACTTGCCTACAGCAGATACATTAGGTAGACTTGATGCATTAAAAAAGATTGGAAGATATAGAAGCCGTATTGATTTGGCAAAAAAGTCACTTGATGCAGGTAAGTTCTTAGACAGAGCAGAAGACCTGATAAGTGGTGACGATGATGTGCCGATGCTGTTCAAAGATATGAAAACTGCTTTAAAAGAAGCTGGCTTTAATGTCAAAGATGCAAAGCGCAAAGGCATGTACGACAACTTATCTGATGACCAGATGTCAGCTATTGCTGAAGCAAAGGCAAAAGCACGTGTTGAACGTAATCAGAAAATTGGTGATGCAATGTTAGAAGAGCCGCCCGTTGCTGTAGGTAAAATACTTGATAAGAGAGTACCTAATCATATAGCAAAAGTATTCAGAAAGAATGCTCTATTTAAAGCTGCGCAGGAAATGGGTGTAGAACCTGAGAAGCTAGATGCATTGATTGATGCACTTACATTTGGCGAGCTGTTTATGAACCGTGGTGGTAGTGGCAAATATGGTTGGCAGTACGACCTACCTACTGTTGTTAAATGGCTCAAGGAGCGTATGTAATGAGATTGCTTAAACAGATTATTGCAATACACATGGAGCAGATGAAGAGACACAAGGCAATGCGCATATTGTCAAAGCAGCGCTGGTCAGTCGAGTTTCTCTCTGCTCTAGTTGCAGATGCTGCTAGACTGTATAATGGAGGCATACAGCTTACAATAGTAAATGGTGACCAGAAGATTATCATTGAAAGTAAGAATGCTAAAAGCGACTACAATTACAGTGACAGCATTTTTGACAAACTTGATGATGAAGCTGCTATGCAGGAGTTTATAGCGAAACACAGTACTAGAGGCTAGCTATGGTAAACTTTACATATGACGAAGTTAACAAACAGTACAGACCATCCTTGTACCCCGGTGAAGACCCAAAGGACTGGTCAGTACCAGATAGTATAAATCATGACTTTAACCGTTTGAACAGTATAATTGAGAATAAGTATAGTCGTGAGTTTCTGAAGATATGCGCATTCTATAACAAGATGCTTCCAACGCTTAAGAGCGCTGACTGGATTCAGAGTAGTTACAATGTTCCGGCATTTACAGCTATTGACCAGGAACGTTCAGACACAGGTACAGGCTTCAATTTTAATTATCTGAAGCAGATTGTTGACCAGATAACTTCAAGACTTGGTACTGTAACGTTCTTACCAATGCTTCAGTCTGAGGACCAGTCATTTGAGTATGTTGTGTACAAAGATGAGGTTGAACGTATACTCAGAATGTTTATCAAGAATCATAAGTTTAACAGAGCATGTCTTGAAGCATTTCATAACTCAGCTATAGTAGGTTATTCACATTGCTTTATTGACCCATTTACCAGTAAGTTACAGAAGGCAGCAGATTATGAAATAGGTATGTATGAGTCACAGTTTAACCGTGATAGTGTAGTACAGATGTTGTATAGAGACTATATGTTTCCTGCTACGTCTGTACCTGACTATCTTGAAACATGTGACGATGCACAAAAGAAAGAGATACTTGAGTCATGTAGCAATAAAGCTGCAGTAGATTTTAAGATGTACTTTGACTGTGCAGAACACAAGGTATGGGTAACAATTGGTGGTAAAACACTACCACCAAAAGATTATCCATTTGATGAAGTACTTATGTCTACTATGTCATGGGACACTGGTGTCAAGAATGCAGTAGGTACATCTGAGTTTGATTTGCTGTACCCGATACAGCGTGAGATAAACCGTTTCGCCGCTAAACAGCAGCAGATGATTCGTATGTACAAAGGTCCAACACCTGTGTTCAACAATGATGTGGACCTAGCTATGAAGACAATAAGTAATGGTACTGGTGAAGCATTGTATGTTGATAGTACTCGTCCAATTGACTCACTTATGGCTGTAATTAACCCGACGCCACTTGACCCGCAAATGTCTGCTGAAATACAGAACTACAAGACTACAATGTATGAACTAGCTGGTATTCAGAATGCTTCATTTGATATGGAGAACATGCGGTCTGCTGCTGCCGTAGTTGCCTTGGACCAGACACGTGACGCTGTATTCCAAGCACAGATGTCAGCTTTTGCAGATTATGTTCGTGACTCTATAATGCTGTATATTCGTTACTTTGCTGTTTATCCAGATAAGGCAATAAGCAATAGAGCTTCTGTTGATTGGGAAAGTATTGCGTCACTAATTGACAGAAGTTACATTAACCTGGTGCCAATACATGTTAATGACATGTTGTCTGACGAAGAGGATGCAAAGCAAGAGCCTACAGACTTTATTGCGCTTTCAGTAGCACGTGTTACTTTGGATATATTAAAAGGCAATGTTACGTTTGACACATTGCCTTATTATCTGGACCCAATGGAAGTTACAAAAGCTATAGCAGGCCTGCTTATAAAGTTTGAGGCGTTAGGTATAACAGTACCTGCTCAAGTTCACAAGTTCTTGATTTCAGCATTTGTTTATGCTGTACAGAATGGTGATGTGAAGCTATACTGATAAAGAGTAGAAGCTATACTAGGAGTGATATATGGAAGGCGGACAGAAAATAGATTTGAACTTGGACTCACCTCTTGAGGTAAACTCAAGTGATATGCTTGTACCTGTAAACAGAGCAAAGTTCCTGCACAACAGACAGCGTTGGCAGGGTCATACACTTCCGACTTCATTGAGGTATGAGCATAATGGTTGGGCAGCCGGCTGGTACGTGTACGAGTTTACGTATGAGGCAGGCTACATATTGCCATATAACTACTCAAGTGGTTCCTCTGTTGCACTTACTCGTATTTTGTACAATAACAATCCAACATACATTGTAAAAGTAAAAGAGTATGATGGGGGTGATATAGATGACAACAGACACCCTCAGTTTAAGTGGAATCCAGAAGCATCTGCTACATCAAGAGACCTGACTAATTTGTCATATACAAGTAGTTATGATAGTACAAGTGTAACTACTATAAATGGTACACTTGATGATACAGCTGTAACTGTAACTGTAAAGTCGCCAGCAGGTCTTGCAGACGAGAATGCCTTTACTACAACAGTGTCACCGTCGCACATAACAGCTGATATAGACAAAAGCACATTGAATGTAAACGGTAAAACAAAAATAACGCTCACAGATACAAGTAAACAGGTTAGAGTTGATTCTACACTGTATTTGCCAACAAGTCTCTATGTATACTGTGACGCTGACCATATTTATGAGCTTGCTAAGTTTGTCTACTATGACTCAACTGCTATTACACAGATAAGTTATAAAAGCTCGCTTATTACAATAGAGCTTACACCACAGTCAAATGGAACAATAACAATAAGCAACAATAATGCAGACGTGTATAATGAGAATTATGACCCGGCTTCTGCTAGCAACTCTGCTAACCTGATAACGGCACTGAGCAGTACACTTAATATAAACAGTAGTGTATATGTGCTTGGTGACTACTATTACTCAACACATGACTATTACATAAACAGTACAGTAAGCCTTAACTTCACAAGCTACATTTGTAGCGTTACAGATATTGGTATATCATCTGACAATGGAAATACACTTGCTCAGAATATTGATGACTCATTTACTTTAAACTGCTGGTACTTTACAGAAACAGATTCAGTAGCACAATCAGATACAAGTGACAGTATGGCTTACTCATATGACGGCACTGACACAGCAGTACAGAAGTCATTTAGCAGAAGTATCTACTTACCGTTTATTGCTTCTTATAGTATAAATGTAACAGAACTAGAAGATACATATGTAGCAGCTGATACAATAACATTAGACAGTACAAAACGAACAAATATTATTTACTCTGAGATGAAGAAACTTACTGATACAAATGGTAATGTTACGTATGGCCTTGTTCGTATTGGCTTGAAACAGAATCAGTCTTGTGGCAGTGCATATTATGATTCTACTAATAATATTTACTATGAGCCAATTACATCTGTACCATATAAAGACGTATCAATCAATGCTACAGTTCAGCAGAAAATAGGTAGTGCTGATGGCTATCTATTTACGTATAGTTCAAGATTTTTTATAGACGGTCTGTATATATACTTTAATCATGACTCCCAGTATGTTATTGACATAAACAATAAACAGTATAAAGTTGACCTATCTGACTTGGGTGTACAAGGCGCTAATGTATCTGGTTATAGTAGAATGCTACCATTGACACTTGGCTCTATATATAGAAAATGGGTAATTGATAGCAATGCTATTTTTGAAACATATCTTGACTATGATAAAAATTATGCTATGCTTAGGCCATCTTTAGAGTGTGTAGGTAGCACTGTATATAAGGTTGTTTACAAGTATGCAGCAGATGCAGCTGTTGTACCTGTTGGTATAGTAACAGATGTTAGTTATAGCACAATAGATGGCACAGCAGTTACGCCAAACTACTTTACAGCTGCTTTTACCATTCTAGGTATATACACTATAGATAGCAGCATATTATACACAGGGTCATCTAGTAGTATTACCATAGAAGCCGATAATGCTGGACAGGCTCTGTTACCACCTGTTAGTCTTAATGTGACAGGTCCAAACAGTTGGCCAAATAATTGGACGGATGAAGATAATCCTACAGTAACGTTTAGGTCAACAGCATATATTGTATTTAGAAAAGTTAAAGTTACAAATAGACTTGAGTCAGAGACAAGTTGGACAGTAGACGAATGTATTGTTCATTTATATCTTACAGACGGTAGTTTGCATATATCCAATTTACATGGCTCAGGAACAAAACGCTACATAAGTAATATATCTTTTAGTAGTAGTTATGGTGAATGTAGGCTTAAAACAAATACTACAGTTGACTCTATAAGTATAGAAGAAGATTTTTACAATACATTATTATTTAATATACAAGGTGGGTCATCCGGTAGCACATTGAATATAGGAAGCTTATACACAGGTAAGTTTTACTGTTTGTATAATGCATTTAACGAAAGTGTGTATACTAAGTGTACAATTAAATTAAATGATGATACAAGTACAGTAGCTTATTTTTATGTTTGGGCACCTTATGATACATATAGAGCAACGTCATCTTACATAAGGGCAAGTGGCTCGAATATAGAAACTTCTGACTATGATAAAACAGCACAAGTAGAAGTACAAGTAAAGATAGATGATACTTGGTACACAGCAAGTTTACCTTATTCTATGAATTATTGGGGCTCAACAGAAACACCAGATGCATATTTGTTTAGAGGTAAGAGCGATGTAACAAATAGCTTGTATGACGTGCAGCTTATTGATAACGTCGTAGACACAGATTTGAATAACTGGGGAACATCAACAAGTGGTGCTCAGTTTAGTTCAACGTCTCCGTGTCTTATAAAAAATACAGCAAGCATTAACTCGTATAACAGAACGCCAAGCTCAATGCTGTACTATACAAATTATGCAGGATATGGTGGGTATAAAGGTTATGGTGTTGTTAAAGGTGCAAAGTTCCGTGAAAGAGATACAAATGGTGATATATACTATGTAAATGGCAGCTCATTGTCATTTGTCTCTCAGGTAAGATACAATTTGTCAATGTCATTCAACGACTCGGTCAACCTGCTGTCTTATACAAAAGAGTATGTGCAAGATGGAGCTATAATAGCTACAGCTACAAGAGATACTAAAAATGCTAGTAATTATTATCCAGTTATAACGACTGATACTGACTTTACACCTGCTTCACTTGCCTGCACTGTTTATACGACGTACATAGACTCAAGTAAGTCATTGAACATTTCTCTGTATCTGTTAGGTATAACGTACCAGTATACAACTTCAACAGCTAATAACGTTAAGTTCTCACTGCTTACAACTGATGCAGATAGCGTTGTAACACACACGTCACCGACTAAAGTAGATACGAGTAACATAGGCGCAAACTCATCACTTATGCTTACCATGACTGGTACTACAAATAATGTATATGCTATTGACAGCACTGCTGTCAATCTTACCTATCTGTCGTACGAGACAAACCATGCTTTCTTTGAGTATACTGTGCCTACTATGTTGAAACAGTCAGCTACGTCTGACAACCATACAGTAAGCACTGATGCATTGAGTTGGAGCATTGACAGTGGTACAAGTAAGCCAGTATCTAAGGATATAGCCTGTAACTATGTATACTATACACAGAAAGCAGCTGATATGTATACTAAGTCTGCTACAAATGAGCATAGCATTGCATTCTCTTACAACATACTGACAAAAGAGCTGTCTGGATATACTTCTGGGCCAACTAGCTTTACAACAGGTGAAGCTTATTCATATACACAATGGTTTAAATACAGCAGCTCAAATGCAGATAACACAGACAATGTAAAAGTTTTCAAAGTTATCTGGGATTATCGTTACACAATGAACTGTTATGGTATTACATACCCATGGCAGTCTAACAGTGACATAGGAAACAGTAATCAGTGGTTGCCAAGTTATAGAGATGGCGTTCTTGTTATAGCATCTAAAGTTAATGATGTAACACATTACTCTTATATAGACACAACTACATGGAGTACTGTTCTTCATTACACTGCTACAGGTAACACAATTCTGTTACCAATAACGGACTATACAACATTCAGTAATACTGCAGAAGTTAAATACATATCAATGGTACAAGTGCAGTGTACAAAGGTTGATATTGACTTTACTCGTTATTTGACTGGCGATATTACGTTTATACCTTGTGCAGTGTTTGGTCAAGATGATACTAATTCAGATAACAAGGTACTCGCTGATGTAACTTACAATATTGTCAATGTTGGTACAGACAATTACAAGACACATAAGTTCACATTCAGATACGGCGGTATAGGATATGTGTATTATGCTCTTACTGCTGATGTCAGCTTCAAGGATTTTGATGATGTCAATTCTTATATGCAGATATACAGCACTGATGTAAGAACTAATGTCAAGAAGCATATTTATACAATTGACTGCTCAAAAGAGAAACAGATACTGAAGCAGGCATGGGATACTGATGTTTCAACTGAGTCATTCTACTGGCTTGACTCGACTCACTATGTACAGTTTACTGAGGATGAGCTTATAGTATTTGAAAAAACTACTAACATAACACACTGGGCTGGCGACAAATGGTCAGTTAGTGCAACATACCCTAAGAGTACTTACATAACATCTGCTGTAAAGCGTTACATGTTTACTAATGCTTACGGTTCAAAAGCTTATGCTCGTTTGTTAACGTTTGAAGCAGAAAGTAACACTATGCTTAAGCTTAGCATACATGACTTGTTGGACCCAAATACTGATAAAGTATACTACATACAGTTTGTAAAACGTGACTTAGGTGAAGTACTCGTTTACTCAGTAACTGATAGTACTGGTGCAACAAAAGAAACACCTATAAAGCTGTACAGCTACACAGATATACTTGTACCTGCTCTACTGTCTGAAGCTAAACTTACAGCTACATGTGCTTGTGACGAATCTGCTCATGGCACAGTAATACTAGGTATTCACTATGACAACAACCTTTGTCAGTGGTCACTTATACTGTCTGCCTATGAACATAAGCACTACAACACAATAACCGGTTATGGTTATATTGGTGTTGATGGTTCTGTAACAGGCAATGAGATACCATACAAGTATTTTAATGTAAAAGGTGGATTTACAGGTACTGTAAACCCGCTATCAGTACTAGATACAGAAGAAACTGAAACTGAAAATACTGCTAGTATTGATATACTTACTGAACAGATTGTTGGCAATGAATCACAGCAGTGGTATATATCACGTAACTTGAGTAAGATTGTAAGCCATCTTACTTTAGCTTCAAGTGGCACTAGCTGGAATACACCTGAACTGTTACCACTTACGAATAACTATAGTATGACGTATCAGTCACCATCTTTTGTTACTCGTACATCAGGCTCTATAAATATTGCCGCTAAATCATTGCGCAACATATTCCCTGGTAGCAATAGTACTTATGAGAAACTATGGACAGCTATACTTGTTGTATGTGGTTATCCTCTGATATACTACCTGAATCCGTCAATAAGTAGCATTAACTATTTGCAGCAGACACTTGGTCAGTATGCTTTTGTGCATTATAACAGTACTATAAATCACCAGAAAAACAGTACTGCAGACTCTGATGACGATAACTATGGACTAAGTGGAATGAATGAAATGGGCTACAGTTCAGAGGGCAATCCACTAAAACCCGTACTATCTGATGACCTGTCATTTGACGTTGTAACAGTTCCTCAGAAACAAACTGTAGGTAAGTTCCCATGGGCTACATTGTTCTATGCGCTTGGCGCAACTACTATAAATACACTTGAGTATGCAATAGAAGACACAATAGTCAACAGACATCAGAACCAGTCTGCTGTGTCTGATAGAGGTAACAAGTACTCACAGGCATTTTTGAAGAACTTGGAATCAATGACTAGTACTGAGTTTACAGTTCAGTCACTTACACCAACGCTCAAGTCAGAAGTAACTGCTCTTAAAACATTAGACATGTTCTACAGTACGTCTAACGGACAGCATATTGAAGCAGGTCCAGGTTTTGTAGTACATAATTTTGTCGCTCAGTGTACAGCTCAGAGTGTAACATCAGTACAGCTTGAGTCACAGCGTATGACTATGACATTTATCATCAAAGCACTTACCTTGTATCAGTTGCAGCTGGAGCATTACATAGTACAGGCTAGCATAGACCTGCTTGACGACCAGGCAAGAAGTCAAGGTAATGGTGGCTATTCATGGTTCTTAGCTGGTGTAGCTGATGGCGGCGGTCTTAATTTTGGTTGGTTTGCTGCTTTAGTACTGGACTCTTTGAAAGCAGCTGCTACTATACTTAATGCTGGCATTGAAATATCACTTAGAAACATTGAGCCGTTCTTGGATGGAATGGGTGCAGACCATATCCGTTCAGAGATTACGGCAAAACAGTCAAAGCATGTGTATGACATTGAAGCTAAGCATCGTTATGGCTCAAAGCATGAAACATTTATGTGGCCGTGTTTTGGTTGTACTGCTAAAGAGTTTAATGATGAGTATGTACAAGCCGACACGCTGTCAAAGCCTTGGGACATTGACATCAATCCAAAGAGTGACGGACTTGATATAGACAACATAAACATACACAACGATAAACCGTCAACTGCTACTATATCTGCATCTGATGATATAATAGATGACTGTGATGGTGAGATTGATTACCGCATTGCAGCATGTTATGGTGTAAGTAACGTTAAAACATTACCTGATGACATGGCTGTTATCTGTGGTGTAGACTCGTTTTTGCCTTCCACAACGTTTAAGAATGAAAATATACAAGAGAATGAGCCTGTATTCAATACCCCTATAATTCACGATTTTATAATTTCTGACGAGTATGAGCTTTCACAGACATGTGTAGATGGTGAAGTTTTGTGGATAACTTGTAGAGATACAAAACTCATAGATGGCGCACCTAGTAACATAGTGTACAGTGATGGGTTCTGTGGTATCGCTTCAACATATACTGCTATAGAAGTAAAGCAGGGTGTTGAAAATATATACATAAGACCATGGGCTGTTACACCTGAAGTACTTGCTTTAAATCAGACAGGTATGAACTGTGCATTTGACCAGCAAGTATATCATGCATTCGATGGCGTTGGTTATCGTTATACTGACTGGTATGGTGCAGCTGGTATGAACAAAGAGTTCTATACAACACAATATGCATTCCAGCCAAACGACAGACTTAAGCGGTCTAACAAGCTTCCGCCTAACCGTTTTATGGGTAACTTCTTGTTTGACCCAACAATGTATGTAGATACACATGACTCAATATATGTCTGTACAACCATTCCTGCTCAGCAGATGGGGCTTGAAGCTGGTACAGTTGGTGAAGATAAAGATGACCTGCGTTATGCTTTACCAATATTCAGTGAGTTTGTTTCAACATTACCTGCTGTAGTAAAAACAGCACAGCCATATAAACTTGCAGTATTTGATGGAATAACGTCACTTACTACTGAGCTACGTAATACACAAACAGCCTACAAGACACCTGTATCTGATGACTTTATACTTGGAACACAGCTCTATAGAGCTACACACGAATATATCTGTAAAGTTGATACGCAGATGGGTGCTGTAATAGTTACACCACTTGTACCAACTCTTGGTATGACATACCTCGGTGCATCTCCTTATGAAGCATGGTTCTACAACCAGGCAACTAGACAGTACTATTCGTATAGTGGTGGTACTGATATAACGCTGGTTGACATGCTTGAGCGGTTTAGAGATATTACAGGTGGCGCTTGGGACTTTATAAATCAGGAAGTAGTGTTCCCATGTCTTGCTACAATGAAGCGTGTTGATAAACAGATAGTTGACGACGAAGACGAAACAGACAATATTATAGTACCTGCTATCAGAAAAGGTACTGTTCGTGGTGAAATTACTCCACCAGAAAGAACAATCTTTAATACTGAAAGTTGGTTTAGAACATTGTCAATGCCGTCAGGTCTTGTGTATCAAGGACCTAATAGATGTATCATTAACCGCTTTATGTACAGTGCATACATGCTCAAAGACATTATTGCTAATAAGCGGAAATGGACACGTGTTCCTAGAGAGTCTTATCATCCTGTCCGTGAGTATAAAGAATACTACGAGTCACCTGATAACTATATCGATGATAGTAATGGTGTGAAAGGTTGGACACACAACCCGTTCCTGTTAGTTACCGCTCCTTTAGGTCTGAATGAAGAGACTGACTGTATGTTTGAGTGGGAGATTACTTTTGCTTGGACAACAGAAATGGAAGATATTATAGCTGATAATGAGTATATTGTTGTCAATGTAATGGCTGAGACATTCGCTCCAGGTGGAAAGGTATACGGTAGACCGACTCATATATATCTTACTAAAGATTTGTTTGCTAGAAGTGACGCCTTTGGTTATTATAGCTTCAGGTATAACAGTAACAATGGTATAGGTAACCGTGAGCGTTTACACATTTGGTCAGATGGCTATATTGCTGTATCAAGTATTCAGGTTGAATATAAACCTATTACAGAAAGACGTAACACTATACTTACGCAGCAAGTAGACATTCAAGGTATGCAGGAAATGTAATATTTACATTTCCATGCTTTCAGAGTACAATAAACAATTAGGAGTGTTATATGCCTGGATTTGATTATGACAGTTATCTCAGTACCTATGGTGGTACCAATCCAGATACCCTATACAACGAAGATGGCTCATTAAATATAGGTGTTAGACCTGGTATGGGCCAGATAATGGAACCAACTGACTATGCCAGGAACTGGGGCCAGAAACGATTAAATCAACAGTCAATGAATTATGGTATACCTGCTGGTAATATGCAGTTACCATTATCAACTGTACAGACTTCACTGCCTGGTGGAACTTTACCATGGCTGTCTAACAAACCTACTTTTTTGGATAGAGTAGGTAGCATTGCCAAGAAAGCTGGTAATGCTATAAAGAAAGTTGCAGATGATGCAGCTGACCTGGCTAAACAGAAAGTAGAACAGAAGAAAGCTACAGAAGCTGACCGCATAGCAAAAGAGGAAGAAGAGTCTCGTCGCAACTTAGATAATGCTAACCAGAAGTACAATGACTTTGTAGCAAATCCAAGTGCATTTGGCATTGAAAAAGATAGCCCAGAATATCAGCAGAAGCTCAATGAAATACAAGCAGAAGTTGATGAAGCCAGAGCGTCTATGAAGATGGGTGGTGGTGAGAAGTTTAGTGATAAAGCTAAAGCTGCGTTGAAAAATGCAACAGGAGCTTTGACTGAAGGAACCACACCTGATGGTGCTGTACAGGCAATAGGTAATGCTGCAGTGAAAGGTCTTGTTGGTACACAAGACCCAACATCATCATACACAAGAGATGTTGCAGACCAAGCAGCTAAATCTGGTGCTGAACAGGCTGGTTTAGCTAAACAGCAAATAGGTAAAGCTATTAAAGACTATAAAACTACTGCTGATGAAAATGCAATGGCAGGTAGTGCTTTTAAAGCATCTGCTGTAAAACAACAGCTTGGTGTCGGTGCAGGTGCAGGCGCTGCAGCTCTTGCAGGGGCTCAGGCAGCTGCTCAAGTAAATCCTGAATATATACAACAGCAGCAAATAAGCAATCAGCTCATGCAGCAGGGTATGCAAAACCTTGAACAAGGTAGAGCATTACAGCGTGACGCAGCCTCACAATATGGTAATGCTGCAGCTGCTGATTACACTGCTGGACAAACAGAGCTACAGAATATGGAAGCTGACAGGCTGTCACTTGGTAAACAGCAGCGTGAAGATGAGATGTATAACTTTGATAAGAAGTGGCGTGAAGCACTGTACGACAGACTGTATGGAGGTGAAGAATGAACCCGTTAGAGAAAAAAATATTTGAAGCGCTAGTATCTGCAGCAGTTGGTAATTTTCTTAAAAAAGCTGAGGAAAATCCAACTGGCCCAGAAGGTACAGAGCTCAATAACTTAATAAAGAACTTTACGCCAAGTGCTCTTGCTGACAAGGAAACTAAAGCAAGAGAATCAGAAAAAGCACTTAAGGCAGACAGACGTAGAGAGTTTAACGAGTTTTATAAAACACCTACATCTGAAAAAGTAATGCTAGACTTTGCTTTGCCAGCTGCTGGTGATATTGCACAAATGTTAGGTAACTACAGTGCAATTAAAAATGGTATGTTTGCTGCAGCACTTGCTGCTTCACAGGCAGGTAAAGCCCATGGTGGTATAAGAATGGGTGACGACCTTGATGCACAGGCTGCTGGCATTAACTCTGCTGTATTCGGTGCTAGAGGTGCACTTGGTAAAATGGTTGGTGATACTGTTGGTGGTAGAATCAAAGATACAGCAGCTAGACTCAAAGCTGATAATGAGAAAGATAGACTTATGCGTCAGAACTTTGTGGAAGGTGCTGGCTACAATAATGGTATGTACGACTATCTCAGAGCACTGGATAGAAGGAGCTACAATTGAACATATCCGATTATTTGACAGATGATGACTATAAAAAGCATCAGCAGCTGTTTATGCTTAAAGATATGATGCGTGACCTATCTAATGCATATCAGCGCCGTGGTAAGTTGTTGCCAAATGAATGGCAGCTGCTTGCTGAAATTGCAGGCCCCGGTGACTTTGATTTAGATAACATAGATAACTGGGATGATGATACATCTGCTAAGTATGCTGATTACTTGCAGAATTATCTGTACCAGTATCTGCCTGAGGCTACCAATATTGATAAGTCAATTGACCCGAAAGAAGACCAGATTGGCATAATGGCGCAAGACCTAGAAAAAGTAAACCCTGCTTGTGTAAAAGAGCTACCTAATGGTGTTAAGACTGTAGATACAGACAAACTTGCTTTGATGAATGCAGGTGTATTGGCAGATGTGGTGCGCCGTCTTGAAGCTTTAGAGGAGAAACTATCATGACAGAACAGGAACTCATAACACAGTTCACTCAGGCTGTGGCTATGCTTATGAAAAGTGGTGTGCCTTTTGATAAAGCATTCAGAGAAATAAAGCACTACGGCAGTTGGAAAGATGACCCAAAAGCAATCAAAAAAGTAGATGACAATGCTGCTATCATAGAACAGAATGCTCTTAAAATAAGTACTGATAAGTACAGTAAAAATGCAGCACAACCTCAGGCACAGCAGCAGTATTTTGATATGGGTACAATGCAGCCTAAAACACCTGTGGAAAAGTACACGGCACAAAATGAACCTGAGCTGCAGTATACTGAGCCCGTAGCACAAAATGCTGCTAAACCAAAGACGCTCAGAGTCGAAGACAGCGTTCAAGACACCCACGCTAAAACCACGCCTAAGAGCAACATTGCTGAGAATGGTGGTTTGCAGCATACAACACCTGAGTTTACACCTGAGTATATGAAGGCGTTTGACATTGACTTGTTTAGGAACAGTAACAGTAACTATCAGAAATGGCTAAAAGAAGGTGGTGACCCATATAGTCACACTAGCCCGTATGACCCATATGCTACAGCTGGCTCTATGGCTAATGAAGAGTATCGTCGTGCCTATGTAGCTGACTTACAGAAAAGACGTAAACAGTATGAAGCTTATGGTGACAAGGATGCTGTAGCTGCAATTGACAAAGAGATTGCAGACATGAGCTCTCAGTGGAACACATATACAGGTGAGCGCTGGGGTACAATAAATCATGACAATGTTAACGATTTAGTTAACCGTATAAACAATGCCAATTTTGATAATGACAGTATACGATACTCATGGATTCAGAAACGTGATGAGCTTATAGGTTCCATTATAGCTAAAGGTGGTAATGTAGTTTATGATGCTAAGGTAGGCGATTATGTACCTGAACGTGGTGTATTTGGTAAAGCTAAATGGCCAGAAGATGAAGTTATACAGAAAATAGACATAAAGCTGCTTAATTATAATAAGCGTTTTGATGCAGATAGTGCTGCTGCAAATAAAACAGCAATGAGTCTGCAGAACGCAAGTGGTGAGTTTGATACAGAAGCTGTAGCTGCTCTAGCAAGACAAGGCGCTAAAAATCTTGCTGCACAGACTGCAAAAGCTATGGTCAACTACATGGGTCTGAGAGCTAAATATCTTGCATACAACATGAGAAACAAGTCTGCATTTAAAGGTGATAGAGTTGGTAATGAGATAGCAAGAATGTACCAAGAAGCTGAAAAAGCCAAGAGTATAATGCAGGAGTACATAAAAGCTTCACAATCTGCTAACAGAGATGAGAAGTACCAGCAGGAGTATGCTGTTGAGTTCTTGAACATTATTGAGTCATTCCCATACTCAAACATAACAGACGATGCCGTAACACAGATAAAAAGTATAGCTGATACTGGAAATGATACAAATACGTCTCCATACGAAGCAGCTCTGAACAAAAATACAAAACAGGAGGCAAAGAAATGAACTATGTAACACCGCCAGAGTTACCTGCAGTAACATATCTTGAACCTTTTGTACTAGGTAATAAGAAAGAAAAGACCAATGAGTCTAGTGTCAATAATACAGTAACGACCACTCCTTCTGTAAATGAGCCATCTGGTAAGTGGAGTCCTTACAGTGATGAAGCTGCTGAGAAAGAAAAAGAACTGCGTGAAAATGTAGAAGAGAACGCAGCTACTCAAGCTAACATAGATAAGGGTATCGGCGAGACTCAACAGCTTGAGAATGAAGGCAATGAGCTTACCAATAGAACTGGTACTAGAGACGTGTCTAGCATGTATGCACCTATTGGTATGTCATCTGCTCTGTGGAAATCTTTTAATACAGCAAATGGTATGACAGCCAATGATACACTTGCTGCTTCAAGAGCTGCAGATGCTAGAAACAATCGTCAGTACTATAAAGGTGGTACAGCTGGGCGTATTGGTGCATATGGTAGTGGCTTTGCTGCGCCTACATATAATTATGGTAAAGCACCTGTTGAGACAGAGGAAATGCGTCAGCAGCGTATGAATGCACAAGCACAGCAGCAAGCACTTACAAATGCTACAGACCTGCAGGCTTTCATCAACCGTTTACCTGCTCAACAGCGACAGCAGCTAGATAGCATGAATGTACAGTTGATGCAGCAGCTTGGTGTAAATCAGCAGCAGCTTGATTATTACCTTGCAAGGTCTGTACATAGTAAGAGCTACGAGTTGCCTATTGACCAGTATTACAATGCAATGATGAAGGAGTATGACGAGGACCTCAAGTTGCACTGGGACACTGAAGCTGCAAAACTTGCTGTGTCTTACGTCGATAATGACCCGAACATTGCAGGCCTTATTATGTCAATTCGTGCTGGCACATACATAAGTGTGCCTGATATAATGATGGGACAGATTTATGGCCATGTAAAACAGGATGTAGAAAGAGCTAAAGCAGAAGCTGCAGCTAAGGGTAAACCTATGGACCCCGGAGAAGAAGCAGGATTGATAGCTGCTCTGCTTGGTGTGCTGAAGCAGATATATGCTAGAGCACAGCTTGACAATACGTTAGATACAGTTGAAGGCGCCAATAAGGACTTACTCAATAGGTCAGGCTTCAAACGTATTCTTAATCTGTTGCCTGGAGGTGGTAACTAATGCTGCAGATAGACATAACGCCGTTTGCATCTGATGCACTTGAAGATGCAATGCGTCTTGCTCAGACAAAGGCACTGAACAGCTTTACGTTCTCTGACTGTATGAACTACTTGAACTATGCATGGTCAGACGTGTATAATAGAATAGCTAACATTGACAGTGGCTACTACAGCAGAGTTATCAATCTCAAGAAGCCACTTACAAAACTGCCGCCGTTCGTTAAAAATACAATACGTATCTTCAGAGCACAGTCACCTATTGGCTATGACCGATTGATATACAGAGAGTCAGGTCAGGCTGATATGCGTAGTAGTGGCACGTATCACATAAGTGGTACTGATTTGTACTGTCCTGATGTAGAACATACTAGTCAGATATGGTTAGAATATGTTCCTGCGTGTTCTCAAATCTTTTTTTCTCATCATAATCGTGACCCTATTATACATTCCTCTTGTAATATTCAAATGAATAATGTTTACGGAAGTTCAACACTTAGAGCATTCATGACTCATGATACAACTACTGGTGCTTATAGCGATGAAGTAGAAAACTGGGCAGGTGACCCGTCCATAGATTTGAAGTCCGTCAAGTACTGGGTAATGTATAATCGTTATTCTAAGGAATATGAAGACATATCCGAGTACTTAATTAAAGATGAAGACGACGAAGGCCAGTGGCAGTTGGTGTATATAAACTGTGACCTGCCTTATATCTTCTGCTCTTATCAGCACTCAACAACTGGGAAGTATAGAAGTGGTTTTTACAACAAAGCAGGTGAATGGAATGAGTACAATCCGTTTGAGTTCATAGGTAAAGGCAACAACATACGGTACTTAACAGTTACACATAACGACAAAACAGGCATGTCTGCTACAGTTAAGGATTACAACGACGTAACATATGCAGATGTAACTGCTACTAACACAGTAGAAACATCTGAGTCTGAGTATACTGTATCAAGTAAAACTATCACATTGGTTAATGGTGAAACTACAGAATGGACAGAATACTCTTACGATGCAGATATGCTTAAAACTTCAGTCAAGTATACAGTATCTGTTGTTTATGATACAGGTGTATTTACACTAACTATTACTACAGTGACTAGTACACCAACAGTTGTTATCAAAGAGCTGGGCTGGACACCTGACACCAGACTGATTTACCCTGCTCCAGAGGTATACCGCTACCTTGTAGCTTTACTTGCTTTGAAGTTCTCTGCTTTGAATGAAAGCAATGTTATGGGTGTACAGCAGGAGCTTGTAGAAGCAGAGTACGCATTTAATGCATACCTTGAAAAGAACAAGAGCAGCTTTAAACGTATTGAAAACGTTAACCCTGCTAATATCATGGATTTTATTATCTAGGAGCACAGTGCTTTTATATGGGAGTAAGTAATGGATATAGAAAAAGAAGTATCTGACCTAGTTACACGTTTGTGTGGTAAGTTAGACGGCGACACATATAATAACACAGTTCAACAGATTGTTGACATACTTACAAAAGCAGTAACTAATAACACTGATGATAGTATACGGTTATCTGATGACATGGTCGAAGCTATAAGAGGAATGTGGTAATGGCATACAAGACTGCTGAAGAGCGACATGAAAAGCAGAATACTCATACAGGTAGCTTCAGTCTTGAAAACAGACTGATGCAGCATTTGAGAGAAAACTACACAGTAGAAACTGTTGACAATGCACTTGAGGCATTAAAACAGATAGCTGCTGATTATGATAAAAAGATAGGTGTACAAAGAACACCTGACTTGTATAACAAAATCTGTCTTAAAGTTATTGAACAGTTTAAAAATAACTGGAAAGGTAAAACTGAAGGACAAGATAAAGGTAATAGACTTGGTGAGACGTATGACAGCTGGAAAACTACAGCTAATGTCTTACAAGGTATGTTATAACGCTGGATATTATACAAATGTTTTTAATACATTTACATTTGTATAATTATAATGTATTCTTATAATATGGAGTAAGTGATGGAGACAGATTCACTTCTTAAAAGATTACAGGCACTAGAAGACGCAGAAAAGTCAAGACAGCGTAAAGCGGACTTTGATACTATTATGGGTTCATACGGTGATGAGTTCAGTGGTAACGAAGACTTTGGCTATGCTCTTGTTGACGAGCTACATAATCGTGGCGTAGATATGTCAGCAGCTGATAGTGTTGTAAAAGAAATACTTGACGAATTGCGTCAAGAAGTTTCAAGTGCAGCTGAAATGTTACGTGTACAGATTAACCGCGTAAATGACCTGCAGGAAAAAGCACAAGATATACAAGAGGCTGTAGTAGCCGCTGAAGCTAAAACTGGTGAGGGTGTAGACGACGCAGCACCAATGGCAGCTGAGACTGAAGTGCCTGCACCAGACATGGTAGCAGAACCTATAGCTCCTGAAATGCCAACACCTGATGTTGGTGCTACGCCTATAGCTCCTGAAGCACCAGCTCCAGACACAGGTACTGAACCCACTCCTGAAGCACCCACTCCTGATATGGGGGCGCAGTTACCACCTGGTGTAGCACTCAGTGACGCACGTCTTAAAAAGATTAAAGGCATTGTAAGCAGTCGTAGACCTCGGAAAGTGTCAGTGCCTGCTCAAGTGTCTGATGGCTTTAAGCCGTCATCATTTGCATCAATACTTGGAGGTTTTTAATGACAACTGATGAACTGAAAGCAGCTATTGCTAGCTTGAATCTATCACCAGATGAGCTTGATGACTTTGTAGTGTCGTTGTATGAAACACCTGCAGAAGAAGTACCTACTGCCAAAGACGAAGACTTTGCAGGTCCTGAAGGCTGGTCAGACACTCTGAAAGGTTTCAGAGACAGGTGGTCATCTAGAGGTGAAGATTTTGATGAAGACGCATTTGATGATGAAATCGCTGGAAGTATCGCAGATGCATGGGGTGAGAAAGGTTGGCCGTCAGAAGAAGAGGACTTTGATGAGTGGTCTGACAAGTCGGGCTTCAGTAAGTTTCGTGACTCTGCTTTGTCTAGCATCTATGATGATGGTAACAAGACAGAAGTAGAAGCTGATGTAAACAACGACGGCGACTCAGATGTAAAAGCTACAGATAAAGATGGTGATGGAAAGGTAGACGAAGTCACTACTACTGCTGATTCAGATAAAGAAGCTGATAAAGCAGATAAGGTAGCAGACGAAGTTGAAAAGAAGTCATCATGTGATAATGACATGGACAGCACAGGTGAGACACAGAGGAACATTACTTCTGCTCTCATTGACCATAGATTGTAAGTACCTGCTTAAATAGCAGTAGTATATACATAGCAATATTGGAGGAAAAGATATGGCTATTTCACAGGACCAGTTGGTTTCTTTGAGTAAGCAGGTATTCATCACAGACTATCTGCTAAATGGTCTGTTCCCTTGCCAGTCTGACATTGTACGGTCAGTACGAAGCAAAAAGAAGGAATGGAAATTCAATGACAAGTTCGAGTATCGTATGCTCTTGGCAAATACGAACACTGGTGGTTCTTTGAACTCACAGGTGTTTAAAGAGTCAGTTGGCTTGATTAAGCCAGGCAACCTTGAGTATGGTACGTATCATGCTACTTACGGAACCGTTTCTGATGGTTTCGATGTTGACATGATGATTAACCTTGAAACAAAAGACAAGAAAGCCGCATTTGAAACTGATTACGCAACACGTATGCACTCACTGCGCAACAACGTTGCTGCTCTTTTCAAGAACTTCGCTATTCATGGCCGCTTTGGTGTAGTACACCAGATTCGTGCCTCTATTGCAGCGCCGAATGTTGGTGCAGGTCTTAACCCGGTAGCTAACGTACACACACCGGTTCTTGGTACTCCGTTCACTATCAAGGTACCAATTAACGTATTTGCATCAAACTTCAAAGCAGGTAAACTGCTTATTAAGACTACTGAAGCCGCTCCGTGGGGTGCAGCAAATGTTGCTGAGCTTTACTTGGTACTAGACAACCAGCCTGGACGCCTTTCACTGCTCCCGTGTGGTACTGCAGTATCACAGTGGCAGGACGGTGAGTTCCTTGAAGTTGCACAGAACCGCGAAATTGCAGCAAACTCAACCGCTTGGCAGAACTGGACAACAGGTGGCATTACTGTAGCAAGCGGTGCTTTTGCTGGTACTTATGACCAGTTTACTGGTACTGGTGCTTACACATCAGGAGCATCTTCTGTTACAGGTGCTATGGAAGGTTTTGCGGACCTGCTTCCGTGGTACACTGACCCGTCTGACCATGACACACGTCTTGGTTTGGATATGCCATTCCGTGACCAGACAAACCGTTTGGTTTACTCTACCGAGCAGGCTGGTGGTTATGTTGTACAGAACGTTGACAGCAGTGGTAACACTGAGCACATCATCGACGCAGTTATGCGTGGCTTGATTCTTACAACTGCTACTGTTCCGTACACAGAAGTTGGTGTTTGGATTAACCCGATTACCCTGCAGCAGATTGGCTATGAAGAGGCAGATTCAGTCCGCGTTCTGCGTGATAACTTCACTGCTGGACCGCTCACATATCAGCGTGGTATCAAGTCTGTTGATTACCAGGTTGGTAACAAGAGCATCAAGAATGTCATTGAAGACATGAACATGCCGACAGATGTTATCATCATCGGTCCGAAAGACCAGATGTTCTACAACTGCTGGGACAACAGCACGATGGAGATTGATAACTACATCCAGGAAACTTGGGGCTCTAACCCGCCGCCGAAGATTCAGGACCTGTCAATCCCGAACGAACTCATCACGAAGATGGACATTTCACAGCGCATGACATTCGGTGCGCCGACGCTCTCTGATGGTAGCAACCTTGCTACATATCAGTACGGTAATGGCTTCCGCCACCCGAAGAACGTTGTACCAGTTGCTATGCATGAAATGGGTGCTCTGTATACTGAGTACCCGTATGCGTACACAATTGTCAAGCTGCGTGACCCGATTTGTGAAGTAACAACTCTGTAGTAACGGAGGAACACATGTACTAGAAAGCTACTTCTAGTACATGTGTTATTTTATTATGGCTAGAAAGACTAGAGCTGTATGGTTCCATAAACCTGAAAAATTACCAACGCCTCATCCTCTTGCAGAGCCACAAACTGTAAAAAGCATAGAACAAAAAGACATCTCGCGTCTGCTCAAAAGAGCGGGCTACAGTGACATACATGAGATAACTGCTAATCCGATATTGTACAGAAATGACCAGTTATCTAAGCAAAAAGTTAATGACATAAACTGGACACGTAAGCATGCTCCAGAACTGCTTGCAAACATAGGTGCTCAACGTAGGCAGCGCATATTAGACTACAATTACTACAAAAAAAAGAAAGATATGCGTGATGCTATAATAGCACAAAATAAATATAAAAACAAAGAGCGGCAGAGACAGTATCGAGAAGCTATGACACCTGCTGACTTAAGTAATTATACACCATCTACAACACAGCCTGTTGTTAAAGTAACACCTGGCGTTACACCATGGTCTGAGCAGTATGAAGGTTTCAGACGTATAGCAAAGAGCAGACTTGAAAAAGCAGGTATTTACCAGACTATTGGTGGTTATAAACAGTTAGGTGGTAAGCCTGAAAAGAAACAGGTAACATTTAACGGCAAGAAAGTATGGATATATGAGTCTCACTTAGGAGTTCCACTTGGCTATCATGGTGCTACACAGATGGCCGAACTTGTTGATGACAGAGGAACAGCTGAAGAATTAGTAAATAAAGTGTTTGATGGTAAACATAACACATATAAGTTTACTACAAATGGTGGACATATAACTGGTATGGAGTATAGTGCTTTTTACCAGTTACTCAAAGTTGATTTCTGGGACGGAGCAGAAGTCATATACTTCCGTGTTCCATCTGCTGTATTTGGTGAACTGTACCAGTATGGCATAAACAATACAATGCGTGGCGACAGGCACATGCTTGGTATACGTTTCTGGGACCTAGTAAGAATACGTCATACTATTACTGGTTCTATATACCGTTACTCATACTTAAAAGAAGGCGATTCAAGAGCAGGTAGAACTGGTGGTGTAGTAGGTAGACCACAAAACACACCTACTTCATTCTTGAAAGACCATCTGCTCTATAAAGCTGCTAAAGCAGAAGTAGCAGGTAACAAAGCAGAAGCGGACCGTTTGAGAAAGCAGGCTGCTAATACACCTGCTGACACACCTCGTTGGACCAAAGAAGAACGAGCAGGTACTATAAACAAGAGTGGCTCAACTAACCCGCACATGAAGATAGTGGGTACTGACCTTGATGAGAACGGCCGGATTATATCTGAACGTTATCCTACTAGGTCTAAATATGGTAACATATACAAACGTAAGATGCTTGAGGCACAGAAAGCTGGTGATACAGAAGAAGCTAGAAGATATGAGTCACTGATGAATGAAGCCATTAAACAGTATGACTCGCCTAGGACATTCTATACCGAAACTAGCAAGCTTAGTGACACAAACGATGTATTTGATTACCCTGAGCCAAAAGAGTGGAACATTGATAGTATCGAAGAAGCTATAAACAATGGCCCACAAACGGCACTACAGCGCCAGCATTGGTCCGAGGTACAGAGTGCTTGGGACAATGGCGGCACTGAAGATGACATGCTCAAGATATTTAAGAGGTTCGGTATAGCCGGACAATATGATGTGTTAGACTAACGGAGGTTTATATGGCTAACAACATGAACAGTATGGTTATGCGCAATATGCGCAGAGAACGTGTCTACAAAGCAGTTATGATTGACTTGCACAGTCTTGGTGTTTTGGAAGATGACGAAATCGAAAAGCTTATCGGTTACGTGCCTGGTGGAAAGAAAGCTACTACTGAAGCAACTGCTACTACAAAAGCTACAAAGGATGATGAAGAGTGAAAGTAAAGAAGTATTCTTTGCTGGGTAAACTTGCTTTAGTCATATTAAGCTACGGTTTATGTGTACTTGCATGGCTGGGCAAGTTACCTAATGCAACAACAATGGATATTTGGGGTGCCAGTGCAATGGCATATGGTCTTATGCTTGGCACAATTGACTTTAACATTATGAGAGACAACTGGGTAGGCAAATGAATCAACAGACAGCAGATGTTTTGCAGACAGTAGTAACTCTTCTCCCTATAGCTGCTTTAGTATGGCATGCTGCAAAATTGGCTGGCCGAGTAGAGCAGCTTGAAAAAGATGTAAAGAGACTTGAAGTTGAGACTGATGACGAGAAGCAGGCAACAGATAGTGTGATTGCAACACTCACTGCTATGCTTAATGATATAAAGATAGCAGTGACTCGTATTGAAACAAAGTTAGAGGTTAAAAATGACCTACAAGGAAAAGCTTGAAGAAGAACACCGCGAACTTTTTAGGCGATGTGAGTGGCTATACAATTTTATAAACTGCTCTCCGGCTTTCAAAGACCTAAGCATTGAAGAGCAGGCTGATATGAAAGAGCAACTTCAGCATATGACAGGCTATGAGAAGGTGCTCTCTAGACGACTTAACAGGATAAGAGGATGAAATGGTTAACTTTTATATTGGTTTTATTGCTGGCTTTATCGTGTCCCTTACATGCACAGTCATATATAGTTACAGAAGAAGAACTACAGAAGATAGAGGAAACGAACAAGCAGTATCAGGAACAGATAGCACTGTTGAACGAAATAATACAACAGGACAGCAAATCATTAAAGAAGCAACAGAAGCAGGTAAAACTGTACAAGACATTATCAACGTCGTTAGGAGCCGCGCTCTTGACGACACTGACAGTGGTCTTGGTAGAGAATAAATAACATTCAGTACCTAAGGGGGAACAAATGAGTAGACAATATCTTGATGAGACAGGTCTCGCACGAGTTGCAGACAAAGTGAAAGCACGTCTCAAAGTAGTATCTGAGATGCCAACATCAGCAGATACAGGAGCAGTGCGCCTTTATATCGGTGAAACCACTGCTTCATTTACTAAGGGGCATATCTATGAGTATGGTAGTGGTTCGTGGACAGATATATCACCTGCTGGTGGTAGTGGCACTGAAGTAAATTTTATCAGCACACAAGCAGAGTTATTAGGCCTATTGCAAAGTAATGCTGATACGAAGCTTATAAATAGCACATTATGTGGATATAGCACAAAGTCATTTATTCCTGTAGTGTTTACTAATACTATCAATGGTGAAAATAGGTATGAACCTTTATCTAATATATGGTTCAATATAGGTGAATTTGTATTGTTCTATCTGTACAGTTTTACACCTAGTGATGAACAAGAGTACGTTTGGGGAATACTTAATGATAACAGAGCTGTTTACTATGACACTGGTGATAATGTTTATTTGACATCAAGTGACTCATACTTCGCTCCAACTAATTTCTTGCCAGCAAGTCAAGTCTCATATTCAAACACTACTTCAGGTTTAACTGCTGTCACTGCTCAAGCAGCTATAGACGAATTAGACAATGCTATAAGCGGTAAACAGGATATACTTACATTTGACAGTACACCAACAAGTGGCTCAACTAATCCTGTAACTTCCGGAGGTGTCTATAGCTACATAGACACAATGATTACGCAGGCTCTTACTGCAGGGTACTAAGGAGGAATTATGTCAGCTTTAACAGATACATTTACAAGCATAGCTGATGCTATTAGAGCCAAAACAGGCGGAACAGCAACTATCACTCCTGCTAATATGCCTGCTGAAATAGGTAGTATACCATCAGGCAGTTCTGAGTCTATTTTTACGTCTACTTGGTCAGAAAAAACATGGTCCGGATTAACGTCATTAAATGGACAATATATTTGGACAGACGGAACAAATATATATTATAGTGAACTTGCTGCTCAGTATGTTCTTGATACATCAACATCTACCTGGTCAGCAAAAACCTGGTCCGGATTAACGTCATTCTATGGCATGAATATCTGGACAGACGGAACAAATATCTATTATAGTGCCAGTTCTACTCAATATGTACTTGATACATCAACATCTACCTGGTCAAAAAAAACATGGTCCGGATTAACATCGTTCAATGGCAGTAATATCTGGACAGACGGAACTAATATATATTATAGTACTGGTTCTACTCAATATGTACTTGATATATCAACATCTACCTGGTCAGCAAAAACCTGGTCTGGATTAACATCGTTCGATGGCAATAGAGTATGGACAGACGGAACTAATATATATTATAGTACTAGCACTAATCAATATGTTCTTGATATATCAACATCTACCTGGTCAGCAAAAGCCTGGTCCGGATTAACATCGTTCAATGGAGTGTATTTATGGACTGATGGTACTGACGTATATTACAGTGATACCAGTAATCAGTATGTTCTTGGTAAAAATCCAGTTACACAGTACATAAAAGGAACAGGTACTAAAGCACAGCCTTCTTTTTAACATTTACGTTTATACAATTTTATTGTATAATCACATAAGATAGGAATAGGAATATGACAGCTGCGGAAATGAATAGTATGATACTTGAGAACATCGGAGACCAGCTAAGAGAGCAGATTGATGATAGTATCAAAAGTAAACTTTCAATGGTATACAAGAAGTGGCTCAGAGGTCTTATAAAGGCTGAAGCGCCCGTACTGTCAGGGCAAGTAACAAAACAGCAAAAGGAGCAGCACACACCTGCTCCTGAGAATGAAGAGGAGGTCAACACATGAGTACATTTACACCTGTAAACGGACCTTGTAGCTTTGGTGGCGGTAGTAGCATGAACAGCGCAGCGTCCGTTGCTGCTCTTACTGAGCTTATACAGAAGTATGAGGCAGTAATACAGCAGCTAACAAATATCACAAACGACATTGGTACTAAGGCAAATCTCACTACTGATGACAGAGATAATCTTGTTGCCGCTATAAATGAAGTAAATAGCATAGCAGAGTCAAAGGTTGACTCCTCTGCTCTTACGGGTATCAATAGTAGTATTGCTGCTTTACAGAGCAGTGTTACTATGATAAACTCAGCGCTTGGTACCAAAGCAACTACAACTGAACTCAGCAATCTTGATACAAAAGTCGGCAGCCTTACTGATTTAACTACTACTGTAAAAACGTCAATTGTAACAGCTATCAATGAACTTAAGTCTGAAACTGCAGTATTGAGTGACCATATTGGTTCACTCAGTTCACTGACTACTGATGACAAGTCAACAGTAGTTGCTGCTCTTAATGAGATAGACAGTAATACAGACACGAACACAGAAGACATAGCTGCTCTTAAGACAACAGTTGCTGAGCGTAACACGTACCTTGACTTTGATGGTATAACTCGTGTAGCACTTCCATTTGCTGGTATAACTGCTACGGATGATAATGACCCCAATGGTGTATTCATTATTGGTATGTTCTCTGAAACGTTTACCAAATATCCTGATGTAGACGGCAAATTTCCTAAGCCTTCAACTGTTTACTTGAAGTACATAAATACATATCCATTCGATGCGGTTATCACTGCTACAGTTACTGATGACAACAAAGCGGCTATAGTAGCTACATATAGCAGAGATAGTGATGGCTGGCAGAGTACACAATTCCATGTTCTTCATGGAACTGACTCAAATGGTAAAAAGCACTACTACCTTGGTATTAGTGCTGACCCACTTACTACAGCTGGAACGTACTACAAGTATACAACTATAGCTGCATCTGACTTACCTGAAAATCCGTCACTCATACCTTTGTATGAGTACAACCCAATTACCAATCAGTATTTAAGAACATCAGATACCGCTCCTGTAGAAGCTAGAAACGCGTATGCTTGGACTTCATCTGATGACAAGTCTTACTTTACTTTGACTGATACACCGTCTGTCGGAAGTACAGTGTATCTGCTAGAGAGTAATATACTTATAGACACGGGTAAGACTGTAACTGCTTATGATGATACTGACAACTATATAGTCATATCAAATGATGAAGCTCAATATAACCGTAGTACGATATACGATACAACTGTACCTGCTAAGACGTATTACTCACGGTCTACTGAACCTGGTATTGTAAACACAGATTTCTATATAACTGGTATTGATTTCTTTGTACCAGGTAATGACAAATATGTAACACCGAATGGTAGCTGCACAATAGTAAGTAGTATCAAGCTACCCGATAATTCTGATTCAGGTAATACAATATCATTAGATGTTGCTACATCTACTGATATTATTGCTATGTTTGATAGTATCTTTCAGGAGTAATTATGGCGTTTAAACTGGTTGATTTAGTTGGCCTTGAGTCATACACAAAGAAACTCAAAGAAGTTATAGACACTAAGATGGATGTAACAGATGTAGATGATGCTCTGAGTGAGACATCAACAAATCCAGTACAGAACAAGGTAATCACGGCTGCTCTAAATAATGTTGTTTCTACAACTGAAGTAGACGAGCTGTTTGAAAATTAAGACAGGAGGTAGTATATGGCAGAACTTATTACAGGTATTGCTACAGGTCTTGGTGCAATTGCTACAGCAATTGTCACATATAAACAGCCAAAGCATGCTGCAAAAGTTACGGCTGGCATCACTATTGCAGTTGGTGCTGTCGGAGAAATTGCTATGCTTTTTAACTAGGAGAGGATATGGCAACAAGAAAGTATCTTGATTATGACGGCTTAACAGAGCTTGTATCAAAGATTAAAGACCTCATCAACCAGATAGGTCATGTAACATTTAAAGGTGTAGTCACAGACGTGTCATCACTACCTGCTTTGTCAGGTGTAACTGACGGCTGGATGTACATGATTACAGCAGGGGGTGTTACTACTTCTGACTTTGTTGAAGGTGCAGATGTTCAGTTTGAGGCAAACACTGAAGTTGTACATGTTACAGTTTCAGGTACACCGAAATGGGCATTGCTTGGTACTATCTTTGATGTAAATGACCGCTTGCAGTTTGGTACTACTATGCCGTCAACACCGAGCGACGGTGACACGTTCTTGTACACTGGTCCACAGACCTACAAAACGTACACAGGCACACTGACTCCACTCTCAGACCCTGCTCAGCTTGGTTTGTATGAGCAATCAGGTTCTGCGTATGTGCTTACAGCTGACACAGAACCAGAAACTGTGTACAAAGCTTGGAGTGATGGTACAACCACTTACTTCACGACAGCTACTGTTCCGTCAGTTGGCGATACAGTATATACCATTACAGGTGGCGTTGCTACGGACAGCGGATATACTGTAACATCTTATGATGACACAAATGGTATTACCGTAAATGGTGTTACGTATGCACGTGTAGCCGCAAGTGACGAGTATATTGCTGAAAAAGTATACTATGAAGAAAACCTGCTTACTGGTGTCATATATGTGTATGACAGTACAGGTGCTAAGTGGGATGCTCTCTCAAATGGCGACGGTTTTGTAGCAATCACAAATGCTGAAGTCGACGCACTGTTCGACTAGGAGTAACAATGACACTAGAGCAGGTAAAAAATAAGTGGTCCGGTATACAGACTTGTTGGAAAGAAGGATGTTACTTCTTTACACTGCTTACTATACTTGATGAACTTGGTATTCAGTATGACATGCACGCTATAACTCGCTTTGCTATAGACAACAGCTATATCAAAGCAAATGGCTATGTACTGGAACCCCTGCTCTTTTTAAAAGCAGCAACAGGTAAACGTTTTACTATGATGACTGTACAAACGTTACCTGCTTCAATTAAAAACAATCAGTATACAATTGAGAAGTGGTATAATGCTGATACAGGCTATACACACTTTAGACGTCGGTTTGTTGATACGTTGATTGATAGTCTTACTGTCAAGAACGGTAAGCTGTCTTGCTATTACATTTTTACATGTGAAGACTAATAAAGGTCCCAGTTACGGGACCTTTATTTACAGCTCATCTAAACTCATCCACAATGACTTGAAGCCATATATCTTATTAGATTCGAGGACTTTCATGTATCGTTCATTTTCAACAATCATAGCACAAAGTCTTAAGTGATAAAAGATACGTGCTTTAATTTTGTAAAGGAACGGCTTCTTAGGTATTACGTAACAACTACTCATAGTTTGTGTTCCTTGTAGTATGTATCAAACATAGCAGTTGTTTGTGGGTACTGTGCTCTGAACCATACCTCTACAATATCAGCCCATCTATGCATGTTATCACTGTCGCCTGGTCCGTTTCTACGACGGAACATATACTGCCACTGTCTCATGTTTGTAGTAATAATGAGGTTAGTAGCAAGCGCATTTGGTAGAATATCTCTTGCTCTATGTGGTGGTGCTTTCTGCTCCAATAGGCTTTTATACTGCTGCTCAATCTGAGCATACAGTTCCTGCTCTTCAAGTGTTATGTTTGGCTGCCTGATAAATGTAAGCTCATCAAATTTCTGATAAATAGTACTTGACTGCATAAAAGCGCAGTGTCGATGGCGCACTAAAGCATGAGATACACCACGGTCAACAGTACATTTCAACGTAAAGTTAACATGCTCCCATGGTGTATGATGTCCACGCTTGATACAGTTCAGGGCTCTCAGCTTGCATTTATCGGTGTCCATACTGCTGTTATAACACTCACCTGCTATCTGCCCAACTAATAAAAGCACTGTTTCCTCTGGCGTTACAGGTGTCATTGTGTCTATAGATATTGGTATCAGTTTCATTTTTAAGCTCCTTTAATTATGTAGTGACGTACTTTCATCTGACGCCGGAATCACTACTGTTTTTGCTCCTGTGCCTGTACCACCAAATCCGTTCTGGTCACGAACTTTCTGTAACTCTATCCAGTCACCAGTTCTTATACCAGCTTCACGCAGCTCTATCTGTGCAATACGTTCACCAGCTGCTATACAACGTGGTTCATCTGAGCAGTTGTAAACTGGTACATGTACGATGCCATAGTAGTCACTATCAATGATAGATACTGGACTAATCAGTTGCTTTTTAACAAGCAGTGATGAACGCGGGTACATGCAAATCATGTAACCGTCTGGTATCATGAAACTGATGTTCAGCGGTATTTTAACAGTTTTATGTGGCGGAATAGTCCATGCATCTGGAGACGCTACGTCCGCACATCCTGCTCCTATCGTCTGAAACGCTGGCATAATGCCTTTAGTTATTGGCTTGCCGTTACTGTCTTTTGTCTGTAAGAAACACAGACACTCTAACTTTTTCTTACCCATTGGTACCTCCAAAATTAAACTCTAACTGAACCCATCTGGGCTCTATATTAGACTTAATGACATCTTTACATCTGTAACCCATAAATGTACATTCACAGTTATCACAAAATGCAGGTAACGCTTTAGCGTTCCACTCAAAAGCGTTACTAAATCTATTGCACCATACCGTCATTACCGGTCCTCCGTAATTTGTTATATATTTCTGGTGTTACACCTTTCTTGTATAATTTCCAACATTCGTTATGAAACCATTTAGGCAAACCATTAACAATCTTACAATGTGTACTTGTATCAACAGTATGACCACAAATATAACACCTATCCATTTTACCACTCCGGTTTAACTGTAGCACCTGCTTCTGCTTTACCTACTGTAATACCAACATGTAGCATAACATTATCATCAGTTATTTTACTGTTGATACCTATTTTTTGTAAAATACTACTTAGTATATCGTCCCAGTTTTTATAGCTACTGATATTAGTACCAGCAGGTATGAATAGCTTAAATGTATGTTGTATCATTTTCTATCTTTCCACTCCACTTTTTATAACAGCGTTGCTCATCTTTCCACTCCACTTTTTATAACAGCGTTGCTCATCTTTCCACTCTACCAAGTTTGTCGGCCCAAGCTTCCCAAGGCTGTGAATAATACCACTCACTGCTCTTATGGGTGATACGTGAATATATGTTACCAATAAAAGATGGCAGCCCGATTATAAGCAAGTACAGCGGTCCGAGATACAGTGACTGCTTCTGGTGACCACGTTCATGTTTAACTGCATTAAGCAACAATGTACTGTTTCTATAGCAGTTGTCTAGTATGATGTATGAGCCAAGTGACACACCTGACTTATAAAACTTTTTGAAATATACATTACCAAAGTATATCTGTAACATATTAGCGTTTCTGCTTATGCACCAACCAGCTAAGTTCTGTGGTAATTGCCACAGCCATAAAAGTACTTTTTTCATTAGTGTGTCTCCTTGTAATCATATCTACGCTGCTCTTGTAATGTTACACTACCCCAGCAACTGTTTAATGTCTTATCAGTAACATGTGCTACACCATCAATAATATGTGGCGATGCTACCTTTATCTTTTTACCAAAGTGTAATTTTAGCTTGTGAACTAATTGTCTAATCATTAGTGTGTCTCCTTGTAGTCTGCTTCAAAGAATGCAGGGTCAAAGTTACCTTTCTGCATTTCCAAGTATATCTTGTTAGACCAATACCCCCAGTTCGGACCCAGCTCACATTCTGCTTTAATAGGTACAAGCAGTTGCTCTTTGTATACACTGCCCATAATATGTTGTAGTTCAATAGCAGCTTCTGTACCTGCTTTATTAAACGGCACGCTGTTCACCTGTTCATCATGAACAAGCAGATGTAATGTAAGTATATCATATATACCGGCGTCAAATGCCATAAGCAAAGCAGTTTTAAGAATGTCTGCTGCTGTACCTTGAATCAGCTTATTAAGCATCTTGTACATGTAGTCATTCATTTTACCAGTTGCTGGGTCATACTGTGGCTTTGGCTTGTGTAATCGACGACCTCCCATAGTATCAATATATCCTAGCATTTTTGCTTTTGCCTGACACCAATTCATCGTGTCTTTAATAACTGGGAACTTCTCATGATATGTCTTGTACAAATTATGTGAAAACTGTTCTACGGAGATACCTTCTTCGGCTGCCAATTTCTCGAACGTTGTGTAGTTCTTTTCAAGAGCAGTCTTTTCACCCATACCATAAATACAACCATAGTTATATGTTTTAACAATAGGTCTGTATGTGATACCAGTCATGTTCATAACAATTTTATGCAAGTCGTCACCAGCAATCAATCTGCTTCTAAACCAATCTGCTTGCGGACCCTGAGCAAAGTGCCCAAGCAGTACTGCTTCAATCTGTGAATAGTCATCAGCAGCAAGCATCTGCCCTTCTTCAGGTAAGAACAATGACCGCATGTCCTGACTAAAGTCTACTCCATGGCCTTTGTTACGTGCTGGAATCTGTTGAAGGTTTGGATTTTTGCAGGAAAATCTGCCTGTAACCGTGCCGCCTTCATCTCTGAGCATGGGTAAGAACGTGCAGTGAATACGACCATTTATTACTGACTCCTGTAATGAGCCACGTAAAAACTTATTAAGTATTGTGTCATAGTTCTTCCATTCTTCAATCAATGGAACAACAGGGTGATGAATACGTGCCATTGCTTCTACTGACCAGGACTGTGCACCAGCCTTAGTAGTAACAGGTGAATAGATACCCATCTGATTTAAACGAGCACCTAACTGCTTTGAACTAGCAATCATCTCACCTGTAACACCATACATGTCAATCAGTTTGCGTTCCGTCTCGTTACGTTTTTCTTCTACCTTAACAGTCAGTTCTTCTGCTCTTTTGGTGTCAAATCGTATACCAGTCTTCTTCATTCTAATGAGCAGGGGTATAAGTCTGCACTCCATATCATATACACGTTGCAGGTCCCGCATGTAAGGTTCTTGAGCTTTAAACAGATTATATGTTGCTACACAGTCTTGCAAGTTGTAAGCAATCATCTTTTGTCTGCCTACAGGATTTGTCCATATAATCATTACGTTATCCCAAATCTTTTTTGTATAAGACTTGTCGATAAGCATAGCAAGTTCCTTGTCTGTAAGCTTGACAGCTTTATCTGTTATTGGGTCAAATATTTCACCATTCTCTGTGCAGCCATACTTCTTAAACGACTTTGCATACACTTTCATTTTAGCCTGCCAGTCATCGTACCATGCTTCAATCGTTTCTGTTTTATTTTTGCCTTTTATACCAAAGCGTTTGCAGCAGTCGTCTAAGGCTAATGGCTCATACTCATTGATAAGTGAGGCACGTGTCATTGTATCGTGAATTGTGCCTTTTATCTCCATACCATAATCACAGTACAACCAGCTTGTGTCATACATACAGTTATGGAATATCTTGTCAATAGTTGGGTCAGCAAGTATTTCTCTACACTCTTCAATGTCTTGAGGTCTGTCAAAGTTAAACACTTTACTTATACCATCGCCATGTGCGCCACAGCAGAGTACACGCCCACCTTTAATACTCTCCCCGAACGTCTCAACGTCCATTGCTACCAATCTGCTCATTACTTATTCTCCAGTACAAATGGCTCAAGATACGTAACAGGTTCCAATGGTTCACCACGATAGAAGCGTGCATAAGACTCTGGGTCCTGTACATACACAGGGTCTTTAGGCTGCTCCTTATGACATGACACTAAAAACAATGACAATGATAATAGAAGTAATAGTCGCATATAACCTCCTAGAAAATAAAAAAGTGCTCCAAAGGAGCACCGCCAGAAAGCTGAAACAGTCTAAGACCTTCCGACTCGCTTGCGCTATTCTACGCCGGTCGTAGCACCACCCTTCCCATTTTGCGAGAGATTACACATGGTCTGACAATACCTGTGTATGGGACATCTTGGA